CCTTGTTGAATCCAAGTTGCAGGTGTGAAGAGGGAACTTAATCCTCCGCCCTCAACACATTAAGCCAATGATTCTAAGGGGAGGAGAGAAGAGAATATCCCTTAAAGGGATATAACTCTGAGCAGCTTCAATGGAGGATCGGCGGCACAGCCGCTGCTCTAAAATAACACCACTGCGCATTCGCGCCATAAAAGCTCCTCCCAAAAGGGGGGAGAGAAGGATCTGGATATATGTCTTTTGAACTCGAAGTCCCTGAAGAAGTCGAAGCAACTGAAGAGAACACCAACCCTGTACAGGAAGTCCCTGCTGAGAGTACCTCCTCCGCGAACGTAACGAAGGAGAACATCATCTATCGCACGTATGGCTCTCTCGACGACAAGGGCCAGCCTGTTGGAACTGCTGTTCGCCGGCAGTCTCAGGACGGTTCCGTCTGGGAGCAGATGGAGAAGGATGGAAAGACTCGTCTCGTGGAGAATACCTTCATCTGGTATACCCTCACGAATGAAGAGGGCTTTGCTGATCTCGTCCCGGATGCGGATCAACGCCTTGCGATTATCAACAAGGGAATTAACGCCCTGCAAACAGCGCGCGCCAATCAGACGCAGGTTGATTTCGACAAGGAAGCTGGCCAGTATGTCACCAATGACCAGATTGTTGATCTCATCGACGCTATCAACGAGCCGATCTCCAAGCGTGGCCAGTCTCCTCTCCAGAAGGCTCTTGGCACTCTGAAGACCTTGAACGCAGCGGATAAGGCGCAGGCTCTCGCTGCTTTCCTGAAGATGCTGGAAGGCTAATCTCCTAACAAGAGCGGTTCCCCCCTTAAAAGGGGAACCCTCTTCTCTTCCTCTCGTATCCCTATCCTACCGTCCTTTAAGACGTTCTTGGAGAGATACATTAAAAAGGGAGGAAGAGAAGAGGGTTAGGTTCGTTTGTTGGCCCAACCATTCGTTACGTCCAAAAGACGTAGGAGAAATTCGGGTACGTAAATCTAACCCTCTGCAACATGAGTGAAATAAGAAGAAAGGAGCAGAAATGACCACAGAAGTCAAACTACCAGAGTACGGCCCTGAGCCGATTAAACTTACCAGCGCTATGGCAATGCTAATCGCCAATGGAATTCAGATCAGCAATCCTGCGGCGGCAAAGGCGCTAGCACGGGAACTCATTGAACTTAAGCGTCAACTAGCCGAAGAGAAGGACTCCGTGGTGGTAATTGTTCGCCCAACGCAGAGTGAACTGTACGACCGTGCGCTTAGTGCGTACAACTTGTTGGATACTCAGCGCACGGAGCGCTGCAAACCGACCCCCGAGAACGAAGCGTGGTTTGAGTTGTACTGGTGCCTGATTAACCTGAAACCGAAATAGGCCGCAGATGCGCCGCAATTGCATGATTGAACGGGCCATGATTAAATCCAGCGGCCCCAAATGGTACGGAACACTTACCTGGATAGTAATCTGGAGTTTTCCATTTTGGGTAACTCTACTTCTTATCACGTTTGATCAATAATCCAAGAACACGCTCCCCTTAAAAGGAGAATCCTTAAAAGCCCGCACCGCGGGGGAAGGAATACGCACTCGTGTATGTATACTACGAACACCTCAATCCTAACTCGCCACTTGAGATGCTAGATCTAGCTCTCTCTTCCGATGGGAAAACTACAAAACTTGACTGGAAAAATCCAAAGGAACTTGCTCAAAGTGAGATTATTCGCTCCCTCTTAAAAGCAGTTCCCCCCGACGAGAGGGACTATGATGCGAAGACATATATCTGGTCCTATGTTGGACCAGCAGGCCCCCGTGTTATTAGTGTCTTGAACCAAGCAATTCAAGGGGGACTTCTCTCTGGAACTACTCTTAAAGCAGTAGTAAATTTAAGAGGACTTCAAGCAAGAGGAGATTTTAAGTGGAAACCTTATGTTCCGCCTCCGGCTAGTCGTTATGGCGGAGCCTGGGGATATAATGGGGGAACTCCCGCTCCAGTTTATAACGAGAAGGATTTCTTCTACGCTCCCCCTACTTCAAAAGGAACTGGAATCCCCTCTGGGGAGGCGCTCTTTGTAGCCTTAGCTGGACTTATGAACATCACAGGTGAGCAACTAAAAGCGGCCTCCCCACAAGAGCTGAAGAAATTCTATCGTCATGCATGTATCCGCCTGCACCCAGATAAGGGCGGTGATCCAAAGAAGATGAGTGAATTAACAATGCTATGGAGCGCATATAATGCAAGCTAGCAAACTTGTAGTATGGGCCAGGTTTCCTTTTGCTTATTGTGAGAGGTATTCTCGTAGGCAGTTCGGGGAATATATCACATATTATCAAGTGAGAGAGGACTATTTAGTCCTAAGTGTAGAAACCCTCGATGAAACTGCTGCATGGCAAAATGCAGCAGATCGTATTCAACTTGGTGATTTTAGCTAAGAGAAAGGAATAATCCTCTCGTGAACTATCAACAATTCACACTCGACGTAAAGGAACTTCTAGGAATTGCACATGAAATGGGTATAATCCCAAACCTAGATCCCTTAGACGACCCCGAGAGGATTATTCTTTCCTTCCTAGATTCCTACTCTAGGGATACCTTTATGTATATCGTAACATGGAGCTATAACCTAGCTCACTCCTGGACATCCAGACCCTTTTCTCTCTTCCAGTATGAAGTTCTTCGTGAATACCTCCGAAGGGAAGAGAAAGCAAGTTCTTCTATTAAAAAAGAAAGAAGGAGAATCAATGCCGAACAATTCAAGCCAGGAACCAGTGATTCCTCTAACGGATGAGGAATTTAATGCCATCAAGGAAGTCATTCAAGCTGAAGCTGCGAAGATCATGGAGGATTACAAATCTCGTGGTTTTTCGCCAGTTCATTTGATTGCAGTAGCTGGAGTGCTTTTAACTATGCTTATTCCCAATTCTACACTCGACCGATCGGTAATCTCAATGACTGCTGCTTGTATGCAGGTTATTGGTGAATCTAACCGGGAGAAAGCAAATAAGATTCTCATCAATTAAAAAGAAAAGAGAGAAAAATGGCCTTTGATATTAAAAAGCCCATCTCCAAGGCTTCACGCTTTGAAGCCCTTCGTGCGGCTGCTGTAGCCGCTATCCCACCTGTGGAGAATAGTGACTCCACAGCTATCTCGAAGGAGAAGAAACTCGTATCCCCTTCTGATTGCCCCGAGCGTATCCGAGTTGTATTCGATGATTCAGGTTCTATGGGTGGAGCTTCGATAAAGGAGGCAAAAGAGGGATGTGTTGAATTCCTTCGTAATTGTATCCCAGGACAAACAGCAGTAGCGATTCATCTGATGAATCCAGGAGATCAGAGGTATCTTGATCCTCTTATCGGGAATGCAGAGCTTTCCTCGGATCTTATTAAGATTGCTTCCGCTATTGCAGCCATTGAAGCTCCGGGAATGACTCCACTCTTTCCTACAATCCTCAGAGCACTCAAAGCTACCCCTCGTGCCACGAGGCTTATTGCTTTCTCTGATGGATCTCCGGATACACAGGAGGAGAAGGAAAGGGCTATTTCCCTAGCGAATGAGCTAAAGATCCCGATTGATACAGTCTTTATCAACGGGAGATGTGATAACTACATTGCCAGCGCGCTGATGAAAGAAATCGCTGATAGAACTGGGGGGTATTTCCTGGATCTTCAGAAGGGTTCCTCTTTTAAGAATGCGTTTAAATATCTCGCGCCTATTAACAGGCTCCGCCTGAGTGATGGGAACTTCAGGGCTTCTTTGGAGGGGAGATGAGGGACACCGAAATCTACACGCTTAAACAAGCTTTGAAATCCTTTGCTGGATTTACATGCTGGTCAGTGGATATGTCTCCAGAGAAGAGAGAACAACTCTTACGCGAGCTTGAAAATCTTGAAAAGCGAGAGATTTTGCTTTCTCGGTATCAATTTCCAGATGGGACGGGGAGATGAAATTCCCCTCTCATATCTTCGCAATCATCACCAAGAATAAGATCGTCAAAATCCGTCACTCCCGGCAAGATGCCCTCCGCGCTATCCGACAAGTTAAGTGGGAGAATCACATCCCGCGAGATAATCAGGAAGCTGTAATCTTCCGGGAATACGAACTCGTAAAGAAGGAGCCTATTGAACCTCACAGCACAACTCCTTAAACTTCTCCCAGGAATCCAAGAAATCCCCTCCCCACAAAGAGAGCAGATCGTAAAACTCTCTATGAAGATGAGTTCTCTTGGATTCTACGCTACCTTCCGTAAGGCAGAAGTAGGTCCGGTTGTTAGGACCTACTTCTTTGAGCCTTTCCCCGATGTACAACTCAGCAAGATAACCTCCCGCGAGGAGGATATTGCCATGTCCCTCGGAGTAGAGGCGGTCCTTATCACTCGTGATTTAGGGCTTGTTTCTATCGCAGTTCCGAGAATAGATCGGGAACTTATTCCCTTTGACCAGTGCCTCTATGATATGTTCAAAGAGCCCTCCGTTGGGGAAATGATTCTCCCGCTTCTTATGGGAAAAAATACCAAGGGGGAGCCAGTATATCTTGATCTGGCGAAGCAACCTCACCTCCTAATCGCAGGAGCTACCGGCGCTGGTAAGAGTATTTTTACTTCTCAACTTATCCTCTCCCTTTCCCTTCTCCGCTCATCGGAAGAAATGGAGTTCATCCTTGCAGATACGAAACAGCTGGATTTGGTTTTATTTAAGAGTCTTCCTCATGTTAGTAGCGTCGTTACTACTGTTACTGACCTTAGGAATACTCTAGATTTACTCCTCCTTGAATACGAGGAGAGAACAAAGATGATGAGTGGATTCTGCAGGAATGCCGCAGAGTGGAACAAGATGGCTCTTGGGGAGAGGATGAAATACAAAATCCTTATCATTGATGAATTCGCGGATGTAGTAGGGGCGGATAGAGCTTTGCTCGCTCAGATTGAAAAAAAATATCGCCCTTACTCTATCGAGGATCTCGTCAAACGCCTTGCACAAGTCTGCCGTGCAGTTGGAATTCATATCATCCTCGCAACCCAGAGACCCTCGGTTAAGATCATCGAAGGGGATCTAAAAGCTAACTTCCCTGCTAGGATAGCTTTTAAGCTAGTTTCGATGCAGGATTCGCGGGTTATTCTTGATGAGAATGGGGCGGAAAAGCTCCTTGGGAATGGAGATTTCCTCTACCGCACCGCTACATCTGATCAGATTAAGAGAGCGCATTCCTCTTATGTTTCAATGACAGATATTAGCGCAATGATCTCGCAGCATGAGATGCTTAGAATGCAGTTTGGAGTTCTCTGATGGGACATAAACCAGTAAGGTGTAAGCATTGCAATACCCCGATTACGAAAAGCTTTCCAGAGACTAAAGGAGAGTGGATTCACTATCTGGTGAGGAAAGGAACCTACAAAGGAGAAAGATTTTTTGGCTGCCATTACTATGATCCCACTATCATAAATGAAATAGGAGTATATCCCTACATAAAGGCAGAGCCGAAAAAGGGGGGTCCTTCTAATGCCGAATCCACCAAGTGAACATGATTTAGGGTGGTATTCTGATCCGGATTATGACAGGTCTGGGCGTCTTATAACTCAAGATGATCTTGATGATGAAAGGAACTACAATGACCGGTTTGAATTTGAACGTGAAGTTAACCTTGATGAAAGCTCTTGCTAGGGAGGAGGGATTTGAGATTCCCTCTTCACGTGCCCAGCGAAATAATAATCCCGGGAATTTGAACTTCTCAAAGTGGATGGTTCCTCTTGGGGCAGTTCTTGAGACAACCCCTAGCGGAGAAATTCCCCGCTTTGCTAAATTTCCCACTCCTGAATCTGGTTACGACGCAATGCGGGAACTCCTTCTGAATCACTATCTAGGGCTAACAATTCACGCAGCCCTCCTTAAATGGGCACCCCCTTCCGATAACAATAATACCTCTTCCTATGAAGCTAATGTCTGTAAATGGACGGGGCTTCTTCCTGAAACTGTAATTACAGGAGACATAATCACGTAGGCCGGGCAAGGGGCAAAAAAGCGCGGGAAGTCAAGGGGCAGGGCTAAGTGACTGAAAAAAAGGCACTTAGTCCGCTTGACTGGCTGCGCACCCCCGGTGTACACTTAAAGAATGCCCACCCCCCAAAAAACCCGTGGTATTGGAATTCGAGTTACCACAACTCAGTACGCCCTCCTGAATACCCCCAAATATAAATCCAAAAGCTCAGCCTTAACAAGGGTTCTGCTTACTCTATTCTTCAACGGGAGAATACCGGAAGCAGAGTCCTTGTTAGCGCTGGAAATCTCCAGAGCTGAGGAAGCTATCTCCGAACAGCAGTTTGGTAAAGGGAAGAGATAGGAGGATAAAAGGTGAGTGTGTTTGAGGATTCACCGAATTCCGTTTGTCCAACGTGTCTGGCGTCGAATCTCCTCACGGAGATAAAGATAGCCAGATGTACGAAGTGCTTTAAACTCTATTGTACGCACTTCGCCTCAACGATTGACCCTCTTTATTGTGTTGAATGCCTTTCGGATATTACTCTTTTCAAAGAGACAATGACGAAGACATATGAATGCACTGATGAGGAAGGGAATGTAACATCAACGTATAAGAAAAGAGCTAAGCAAGTTCGTCTTGAGGGGTTAAATTGGCTCTTTTCTCAGCGTAAGATCATATCTCTCTCCGATGATGAATTAGAACTTTCGATTGAATATCATCGGGAGATTCTATCTGGAATGCTGGATGAGAGAGAAACTCGAAAGAATGCTTTCATGCACCGCTTTGCTAATGCTCCGCTTCCGAAGAAGGAAGGTGGAACAGAAGCCTCTGTTACTACGAAAACTACGAAGCGCATTAAGAGCACAACTGAGGGAGCGAAGGTTTCTTCGGTTCTTAAAGCTATGATGGCTTCGGGAATGACACCGCAACAGATCATGGAGATGCTTTCAAAATGAAAGGAGAGAAAGAGATGAAGGAAACACGCACAGAAGAGATCCTTGCTGAGAGAGAGAAGACGCATGGCAGCTATTCTAAGGTGTCCGTCACCGCGCAGAGAATAAAAGAAATCCTGCGGGCTGGACCTAGCTACGAGGGTGCTACCTTTGTACAGCGCGAGTCCCTTGATATGATTGCCGCTAAGCTAGCACGAATCGTGAATGGTAATTCTTTTCACGAGGATTCCTGGGCTGACATAGCAGGGTATGCTACTCTCGTAGTGAAAGCAATCCAGGAGGGAAAACTTGGAGCTTTCTAATCTCCAGGAGGAATCACCTTGCCCACAGACTTGCCTACGTGGAACTCGTGGCCCCATTCCAGATGGGTTTGAGTTGGATCATCTTTGTAGCAATCGGGCTTGTATAAATCCTGAGCACCTTGAGATTGTTACTAAAGCAGAAAACCCGAAAAGAAGTAACCAGCTACGCTCAAGGAGAAAAAAAGATGCCTTTCTTGCAAGCGCCATCGTCAAGAGAACTTAACCTCCCAATTTACCATGAGGCTGGATTCTCCACTAAACAAATAAGAGAACTAGAAACCTTTTTACTTGCCCACCCCGAAGTTCATTGGATATACCCCAATAGCGATGGCATATTCGAGATGATACTCGATAACCACCAAATGAGTACCTTTAGGAATTGCCCCTCTCATTTTATGACTGCCTTCGTAGATGGAGTGCAGCTTCGTACAGGTGGGAGGAGTTGGTTTCTAGATTTTGGGATACTTTTTCATAAGATGGTTGAAGAGTATTACACCATCTTCCGGGAGCCAGGGTTTAACATCCTCGATTGGGCTACTACTCGTGCTCCTGAAGAGTGGAAGGCTGCTGAGATGGATTTCCACTCGGCGCATAAGGAGTATAAAGTAATCGGAGGAGTGATTGGATTTACGACTCTGATTATTTCTTATGCTCTTAAATTTAGCCCTGAAAACGAGCGTCTTCGTGTTATAGGAACGGAGATTGGCTTTGGGAAGGGGAAGGAAGTTCCACTAGGAATCGTGAGGGGATTCCTTTCCTGCTTCCTTAGTGGGCGAATTGATGTATTGGTTGACGACGGGACGCATATAACTCCACTAGATCACAAGACGATGAACTCATTCAGGAGTGATCCTGCGGGGAAGTATGAAGTTGATGAGGGACCGACGGGGTATATCTATGCTATTGGAAAGATTCTCCCTTCTCTTGTTCCCCCGGAGATGATCCTGAAGAGGAAATGTGATAGGATTCTTATGAATTTTATCTCAAAAGCTCCGACAGCAAATCCCGAGGATAGGTTCCGGCGGCTTCCCATTTATAAGACAACAGAGCAGCTTTCTTCTTATCAAGAGAGAATGCTCTTAACGGGGGAGGATATATTTCGTTCTCTCCTCGCATATGTGCAAACTGGACACGCGCAGCGTAATACAGGGATGTGTAATTCCTGGTTCATGCGAGATTGTCCGTATCTACCAATTCACAGGCAGGGTTCAAAGAGGGATGAGCTTCTTATCATTGACTCGATGTACCAAGCAAAACCAATCTGGGATACAGAGATGGTTGGGAAGGAGATTAATGGGTAATATTCATATTATAGTATCCGGCCCAAGGAACTCAGGGGTTTCAACTGTTACAAGGCTGATTCAAGGTATGTTGATTGATAGCTTTTATCGTTTAGTAAAGGCAGACTCACTTCAAGTAGCTTCTTCGGAATCAGGAAGTATGGAGTCTTTCGATATTTGCGATAAACATCAACGTGACGCTAACGAGGGAGCTGCTGCATTTCGTGCTAGAGTAGCTCCGGGAAGTTGAGGATTTGATGCCAAATAAAACACGCCCCCTTGTTAATGGGGATTGGATTGGTTCATGTAATGAGACATTGGAAAACAAATGCCAATGTAAGCGCCCAGCTTCTTGGGTTGTTCTTAACGAGGATGGCTCTGATTCGCCATTCCAGATGTGTAATAGGTGTAAAGTTCTCTCAGATGTGGGAGTTACGAATGCTCCTATTCTACCGATTGCAAATACCGGAACTGTTCAAATGCAAGTTCCATTCGTGAATCCACAAACCCCTGAAGAAGTAGAAGCTGATCTTGCAGTTTTGAATGGAGAGATGAAGAGTGAGCCTAATCCCACCACTAACACCAGCGCAGCAACAGCAACAAGTAGCGTTGCAGGAACAACTCCGAGCAGCGCCACAGTCTCCAAGTAATGAATATGGAGACATGTTCAAGGGAATGCGAGGAATCCCTACTTCTGAGATTAAGCAAGAGGAGTTCCTCAGAATTGCGATTCTTGGCCTCCCGAAGACAGGGAAAAGCTGGTTCGCTGCGACTGCTCCAAAACCTATCGCGTATTATGACTTTGATAGGAGAGCGGCGAGTCTCGCAGGGAAGCCTGGAGTCTTTATTACCAGCCTCTACGACGCCAATCAGGAAAAACCAACCGCAATGACTACACTGGAGAGCGAACTCTCCATGTGGCAGATGAAGAAGCTAAAAGGTCAACCTATTCCTGCTACGTTCGTCTTTGATTCCGTTACCTATATGAAAGAGTATATGGAGAACGAGATCATGAAGCAGGATTCCGGGCTAGCGCGTATTGTTAAGGTAGGTCCATCCCGGAAGGTTTTCATTGGGAAGAACTATGATCTTATCAATGCAGTAGAGCGGTATATCAAATACTGGATTTCAGAGTTCTCCTCCCTTGGGAATATCATCTTCGTTTTTCACGAGAGGAATGAGAAAGATCAGCTTCGCTCTACGAAGGATGAAACGAAATTTACTGGGAAAGTTACCGTTGATCCCCAGTATCTTGCGAAGGTTCTTTCGCTCTTTAACGAGGTTTTTCGGATTGAGATTGGTCCGAAGAATGTCTATACCGTAACCTGCAAACCGGATGAGGAGATTCTAGCCTCAACGACACTTCTGCTTAACGCTACGGAGCCGCCGGATTTAATGGCTATGCTCGCTAAGCATAAAGCGGAAAAGGCGAAGTTGGGGCTGAAGTAGTTTAACTCTTAACTGAAGAAAGAGAGAATTGAGAATGGATATTGTTGCTGTCACAGTGAAGTTGTCAAAAGAGTATGAAATACAGAGTGCACTGAGGACTTTTATTAAGTCCACGTATAAAGATATTCAACAGGCGGAGAAGCGGATTAGGCAAGCGAAAAATGAACTGGATTTTAACGGAGTCCAGATTAGACTTCTGGAGACTCTGATTAAGAGGCCAGAGGAAGTAAAAATTGAAGCTGTTAAAAGGCCTCCTTTTTATTGCCCTTGCCCCGATTGTAACCCCCAGAATGTGCAAAAGCCGATTCCTACTAAGGTGGCTCCGGCAAAGAAGCCTGCGAAACGTAGCAAGAAGTAGCTCCCCCTGCACAGCTTCCAAACCTTAACGTACTACGAACCATTCTTCGAGAGACGAAGAGAGAAAGAATCGAGAGTACACGAGTATGGCATTTGATATGGGTTTCAGCCGCGCCTCCCTCACCTCCCCAATCGCACAAACTGGCCTCTATGAGCTTCAGGTTAATGGATTCCGCCCGAAGCTGACGAAGAAGGGGGATGGGGTTAATTATAACGTCGAGACGACGATCGTAAACAACCCTGGATTCACCGCGAACGGTGCTCCTCTTGAGGGGATCAAGGTCTTCCATCCGCTCTCTACGAAGTTCAGCATTGCGATCTGGGATTTCGTTCATGCGTGCGGACTGGAGATGGAGGAGGTTCTGGTCCCTGGAGATGCGCAAACGGATCAGCATACGACGCTTGTTCTCCCTGGAGTTTGGGAGGGAGCAGCGGCGAATCCTGAAGATCCTTCGCAGTGGGGAGAGTATAAGGGACCGCTGCTTAACGTGATCTTTAAGGCGGATGTAATCGAGTCGAGCTTTAACGGGAAGCCGAAGAATGAAATTCGGGCATTCCTTTGTGCTCTTGACGGTTGTGCTGAGAGGTATCCTGACGTCCGTCATTCCAACAATCTTTGCAAATAAGTTCCTCTGATAAGTAGATTCGGCCCTGCGTATCAGTTTTATGGAGTCCCTTGAAAGAGGGACTCCTCTTTTTTCCCGCCTCCCGGCGATGCCGAGGGGAGGAAAAGGAGAGTTCTCATGTGTATCTTGTGTGTTGAGGAATCAATCCTCGCGGTTGGAGTTTTAAAAGTATTGTGGTCCTACCTAGCGGATAGGATTTTTTGGAGGAAGAATGCCCTACATAACCCCTCGCGGGAATCCTAAGTGCCCTATCTGGGTTATATCTGAATCCCCTCTCTCTACAGATACCGCGAAAGGATATATGTTCAGTGGTGGGATGGGGTATGTCTTTGATAAGATGTTAAAGGATGCTGGAATCTCGGATGTATACGTTACCAGCCGGCGCCCTAATACAGATGAAAAACATGCCTTTGCTATATTAGAGAATGAGCTTAACCACTACAAACCCCCTCTTGTCCTGTGCTTGGATGAAGCTGCGCAAGTATTCATTCCTGAGTGCAAGCCATTCAAGGGGGCAAAGTCGTATAAGACTCAGCTCTCTAAATATGTAGGATCGCTTCTAAAGGCTCCCTCTCTTAATTATCCCCATTACGCGATTCCTCTTTATGGCCCAGGCTTAGCTTGCCAGAATTGGACTGAACGTAATATCACAACGTACTTCGACATGCAGAAGATACGAGTGGAGCTTGAGTTCTGGAGGAAGAATGGTTCTCTTCAGCCCTTACCTTATAGGGATATGAAGTACCATGAGATGCCTTTGGATGAGTTGCTCTCTTATCTAACTCGTTTCGAGAGTGCGAAGCTGCTATCAAATGATATTGAGACTTGCTACCCAAAGAAAGATTCCGATTTCTTTCCGCATCCGGGGTATCCTCTGACGCTTGGACTCGCAGATTCATCGACATTTGGGATCAGCTTTAATCTATTCCGGCCTTCGATGATGGAGACAAAGGTTCTTTGGAGGAAACTTGAGCCACTCCTATACGAAATTCCTCAACTTGGGCAGAACTTCTTCAACTTCGATGCTAAGTTTTTGTCTTCCTTGGGGTTTAGGATTGATCTTCGTAAGGTCAAAGATACTATGCTCCGGCATCACGTTCTATGGCCGGAGCTTCCTCACAAGTTGCAGTTTCAAACGAGACAGTATACCCGTGAGCAATACTACAAGGACGAAGGGCATAACTGGAACCTCAGGAATATGTCCAAGCTCCGACGTTACAACTGCCTTGATGTATGCTGCACGTATGAGATTTATGAACAGCAGGAAGAGGAATTCAAAGCGAGGCCACAATTAGCATGAACAAGCAAGCAATCAAAGATTCCCTCTCCTACCTAGAGGGCTACCTACCTCAATGTCTCTCTTTCCCCATCTTTAACCTCCCGCCTATTTCAACTTGTATCTTAGAGATACAGAAGCATCTTGCTCTTATCAGAAAGGCGGTGGAGGATGGACCGGATAAATAACTCCTACCTCCACGCCCTCCAAGCTATCTACTGTGAGATAGGGGATCGGGGAATACGGATAGACCATCCGCGAATAAAAAGAGCAAAGCTCAAAGTTCGCTCTCTTATTGAACAGCAACTTCTTATTCCCTCATCCCAATGGGGGATGAAAGTATTCATCGGTAAAGATTCCGTTGATAAGAAGGAGCTTAACTGTGTTAACCTAAATGCGACCAGCGGTGATAGATCGCTGCTCAAAACTATGCAAGATCTAGGTTACCACGTCCCTAAGATCACGAAAAAAGACGCCGAGGGAAACTATGACCAAGCCTATTCGACCGGGGAACTTGCTCTCCAGAAGATGCTCGTTGAAAATCAGTTTAACCATTCCGGTGGTGATCCTGCCATACGCGCTATTCTCAAGGTACGAGAGCTTGGAAAGATTATGTCGCAGTATCTCAACGCCAGATTTCTTCTTCGCTCTGGAGAGGCCCTCTCGGAGGAAGATTATTATTTTCTCTCTTCGTATAACGTTGGCGGAACAGTCACGAGCAGGCGTTCCTCTCGTAAACATACCTTTGGGTTCGGGGGTAATGCTCAGAATCTGCCGTCTCACTCAGAGATCTCAAGTGAGTTCCTCGAATGCCTCATCCCAAGGGAAGGAAACATATTCCTCTCTGTTGACCAGTGTCAAGCAGAAGATTGGCCCGTTAGTGCCCTCGCAGGGAATGTCAGCGCCCTTAAAGAACTCTCCGCTGGGGAAGATAGGCACTCGAAGCTAGCGTCTCTTATCTTTGGGACTCATGTCCCCGCGAAGGATGATCCTGATTGGGATAAGAAGAAGCATTCCTTTATGAGATATATGGGGAAGAAGACAAGGCACTCGTTTAATTATGACGAGAGCGCAGGGATGATGAGTCAGGCGCTTGCGCAAGAGGGGAAGAGTATTCCTGTTGCTACATGTCAGCATTTTCTTGACATTACAGATAGGGCTGATCCTTCTGTGCGGGGAGTTTTTCATAAATACGTCAAGGATGAACTTGCCCGAACACGAATGCTTCGTACTCCATTTGGGATGGAGCGTTATTTTCTCTCCCTTCGACCCAACTCAGATAACTCCAAAGCATTCAAGGAGGCTTATGCTTACATTCCCCAGCATACTGTGGGTTGCCTTACTGGTTTTGCTCTTTTTGAAATGGAGACGCTCTACCCTTCGGAGGAGAGATATATTGTCCAAGAAGGGCATGATTCAATCGTGCAAGATATACCAAATAACATCCCAACAATCATGCGACAGCTTGATAGAATCAAGAAAGCCTTTGATCGGAAGATCAGATTCCATAACGGAATCTCAGTCACAATCCCGCTTGAAGCGAAAGTAGGGGATGATTTTAATAATGCAGTGGAGTTCAAGGACTTGAGCGAAGCCGGTCTGAGGAAGGCACTCCTGGAACTGGAAGAGAAGAGAGAGAAGAGAGAAAGAGCTTCAAGTTAATTCGTAGTAACTCTTAACTCCGAAAGCAGGGCCGTCTTGAGTCGATTACTACAGCAACCGTGGTTTACAGAGTTCGTCAACTGTACTCTACCCCATACCGAGGCCCCAAAGGCGTACCTGCTATGGAGCGCATTTTCCGTTCTTGGGGGAGTTCTTAAGAACAATGTCTACATCAAAGATGGGCTTTATACCATATATCCAAATCAATTCATAGTCCTAACAGGCCCCCCTTCTATTGGGAAGGGAACCGCTATGAACTTTGCTTGGAGGATGGTGAAGTCTAAAACCTCCTATCAGCTTGCTAATACAGTAAGCGATAGGGCAACAGCGGAATCAATAATTGAATCAATCGCAGGTGGATGGGCGATGCCCCCGAAGGTAGTAGGGGGGCAGGCTCTTACCATGATGAAGGAGTATACATGTACACTCTTTGCCCCAGAACTCCAGACACTAGTAGGGGCGTCGGATTGGATGCTGACGTTTTTATGTCAAGCGTGGGATCAAAGTACATACTCCTACGAGACGAAAAACAAGGGAAAACAGCACATCAAAGATATGTGTGTATCTATGATCGGTGCAACGGTACCGGATTATGTCCGGGGGATGGAGAAGAATGTGGATGCCTCGGTAGCTGGGGGATTCACGAGCCGCTGCATTTTCGTATTTGCAGATAAGAAGTCAAAAGAACTTCCATTCGCGGAACCACTAGAGGATAATAAAAGGGATCTCGATACCTACAATCGTCTCCTTAATGACCTCGATCATATCTCTAAACTCTCTGGGGAGTATAAACTTGATCTCGACGCACAGCTTGCATTTAGGAATTTCTATCCTGAGACCAGCGCTGCTCCAGATGATTCAGACGCAATGCTGAATTTCAAGGGAAGAATGAAAGCGCATGTATATAAGGTTGCTCTCATTCTATCAGCAGCGAAGCATGATTCCCCCATAGTAAGGGGACAGGAGATGAAGGATGCTATCTGGATTATCAAGCAGATTAAACTTCAAATCGAAAGGGTATTCCGGGGGATAGGTTCCTCTCAACTCGCAGAACCAACTGCTCGCGTACAACTTTGCATTGAGAAATATGGCGCGGTTACGAAAACAGAACTTCTCAGAGTTAACAACCGACATATGACTCCAGAAACTCTTGATCGAGTTATAATGATTCTCACTGCTATCGGCTACTGCCGAGCACAGAGTCATCAAGGGAAGGTTTATTACTCGATCGTTACTAAAACTACTATTCCAACGAAGGGGATTGTTCAACCATGAGTGAATCAACTGAGTTTAAGAATGCAGCCTCTCTTGTATCCAGGGAGACTTACCGAGCAACTAATACCGGCTCTACGATGGTCATAGACGATGGGACTAACAGGGCCTCTATCCCTGGGCTTCCATATCAATTTGAAGCTACTGGGGATAAGATTCTCGTAGCGGTGGATATTTTCAGGAGCGGATATGAGTGCAAAGATTGCAAGGGAACTGGGAGGATCGTATCTGAATGCCCATGCAAGAGAACAGCGCGCCCTGGATATAAGTACGCTGATGCAACTCCGGAAGAAGGACGCTACGGAATACTCTGTATCGAGTGCCACGGAGATCCAGATTCAATGGACGTTAACATTGAATGCCCTCTCTGCCATGGGAAGGGGCATTCAATCTTCATTCCAGATTCCTCTAAAACTCTCCCGACTACAGGAGTTGTAGTATCAATTGGAGCTGGAGTAACGGATAAGCTCATCAAGAACGGCGGGCGAGTTTTATACGGCGCCTATAGCGGAACAATGATTCCGACGAAAGAACCTGGGATTGCATTTAAGTTCCTAAGAGAGCATGAGATTCTTGGGTTCATTTATAATGGTGAGGAACTAGGAGCTTTCGACTTTGTAGTACCGGAAAAAGTGGAATAAAAAAGAATGCCCACCCCTCATTAAGAAGGGTGGGCATTTTAGTTTCCATATCTCATCGGCCCTGATTAGGTACCGCAGTGCATACAACTACTGCCCCAGCCCTTGTCTCAGGGAGATGGGATAGTAGTAATCGGTAGACGGGAATGACACCTTGAAAAGCAGCGTCTGCGTCGTTGTGAAATCCAGCGCCGAGAAATATGTGGTAGCAGGAAAAAACTGCGCCCCTGGACCCACCATCGTAGGATCACTAGTATTTTGCTGCGCGTTTTGCACGCCTGGATTATTGCAAATATGGATCGTAGTCTGAATCTCTTGCAGTGTGGCCGAGGTCGCCCCCGAGACAGCGGACATTGCCGAGCCACCCCCGAGATACCAGGCTGCATTTTGCGATCCGTTGTATGCCCCGGTGCGCTCATAAACCGCAGTGTACGCCGCACAGCGGCCCGCAGCTAAGACGGGAACCGTGGCCGTAAACACTGTAACTGTGGACCCTGTTCCTTGCACGCTATATTGCAGGTTAGTTGCCAGCACTGGAGTGCCAGAGCAGGAAGTTGCCGTGCCCGTACTAACGGTTGCAGTGGTATATCCTTCCAGAATGTTGCTGCCTGGAGCAGTTACGGTGTAAGCTGTGCTGCCAGCAATCACATCTGTATCTGTCAAAGCAAGAGTGGCCGTTCCACCGTTGGCGAAAGTCAAGATGCAAGTCGTGCTTGAGGCCCCTGTTGCAGTAATGCCACTGATGTATTTACCTACCCCAATGCCGCCTTGGACCGCACCGAAGATTAGGGTAGACTGCGGCGTCACAGGTCCAGTACATCCAGTGCATAAACCTGTCACCGTAACATTTAGCATTGTCGCAGTGCCATCAGTATTCGGACTATGTAGAGTCGCTCCCGTATCCAGCACAACGTGCCCTGTGCCGTTGGGGTCAGCGAGGTTTGGCGTGAGCGCGTAGGTTGCGTCAGCCTTGCGATAGACCCACTGCGGCGGGACATCGGATACCCCTGCATTGCGCTTTGCCGGAGTGAAGAAGCACTCCATACGATGCACATAAGCGGGCGTTAAACTGTAGCCGTAGGTAACTTCAGTGCACCCGCGATTGCCGTAAACCCACTCATGGTTCGGGTCCTGATACACCAATGCGGGTGCAATCGTAGGATAAGATGTTGGATTCTGCGTTTGAATAGGCGCGGGCGGACCATAGAAAATTACCTGATCGTTGGTCATCGTTTCCACTTGAGCATGGTAGTAAGTGGAAACACTCGGAACCGAACCGCTCGGAGTACCATATCCGCCTGTGTCTGCCACGTAGGTCGTGGCATTCCAGATCGTTGTCAAGTAGGCTTCAGCGCCGGAGGACGTGCCACGATAGATGGCAACGCCGGGATACCCGGTAACATTCGCGCCGTAGGTCAGCGGGATGGTAATTGAACCCGTGCTGCCAAGGGTGGCGCTCACTTCACTGGATGGCAGTGTGCTTGCGCCTACCGGGTTTACACCAGCAACCTTGTAGTAGTAGGTTCCCGCTGCGAGTGTCCCCGCGCCGGTCGTGGGTGTGCCCGCTGTTATCGTCTCCGTGGCCAGCATGGGAATCCACCCGGTTGGCGATGCCTGTGCCCATGCAAGGCCACCAGCGCCTGACATTTTGATGTGCGGGCCGGTAGTATTGGAGTGGCCAGCAGTGCCCGCGTAGTTTGCCCAAAGCCACGAGTTATTCCCTGCAATAGCGGGAATAGTCTGTGCTTCAACTTCCTTGATATTTAGAAATCCCTTGATGCTGAAAGTGGGCGTCCCCCACGAAAATTCAGCCGCACCGCCCGAATCGCCAACCTCTCCAAAGAAGCCGTTGGCATATCCGCTGCCGGAGTCGCCAAATTGCTGAGCAACTGAGGCCCCGTTCCCACCCTCTGCTCGCCACTGACGTGTTGAGTTGGAGTTTGCGCCCGGACCTGCAATGATTGTGCCCGGTCCTGAACCGTAGGTCTGTGTCGCACCCTGCGAAAAAGTGCAGGCAGCAGCTCCCCAAGAGTAGAGTCCTGTCGTGAATCCAATCGTGTAGATGTGGTCCAACTGGCAATTGAACGCATCGTATCGGCTGCCAGTGTGGCCAGCAGGTCCGGTAATGTGATACGCGTAGCCTGTAGATTGGCCTATTGCACCTGCCGCTGTGACTGCCACAATATTCAGGTTCGTTGCGCCGTTGCCCCGGCATGTGGTCACGGAACAATTCTGCTGTATGCCGTCTACACTACTCGCTGCTGGCACTGCAATTGTGGTGGTACCGGCGATAGGGTCGCCGCCGAAGATACCGCCACCTCCACCAGTCAGCACGTTACTGTCTACGCTCTGGACGACAGTGCAGGATGAGTAAATCCACCCCATCGAACCCTGTAAAGATGTGGGCAGATACCACTTACCGTGGAGAGCGCCCGCAGCATTTAGGGCTGTGCAGTTGTTAGTTGCCGCTCCAGAAACGCACACGCCTGCGGCCATGTGATTAGTAGACGGATTGACATGGGGGCACATATCGTTGATGACGCCGATAGCAGGCGTTGGAGCTTGACCACCAGCAGTTGCGTAGTTGACGAGCGTCGATTGAGCCGCGTCTGGAGATGTGGGCGTAATAGGACCAAACGAGGCGGTACTCGCCGCGACGGTGCCTGAGAACGTGCAAATCTGGCTTGTGCCACTTCCAGTACATGAAACTCCAGTAGGAAGGCCGCCGCTAACCCAAGTAGAGCCATTCCAATATCGCTGACCTTGCAAGGTTACGTTCCAGTAAGTAGCTCCTACTGGGATAGTTATTTGAGCCTCAGAATCAGCATATCCATACGCACCAGCAAGAGCAGGAAAGCGTGGCGCTGTGATAGCGGAGTTAATAAGAGAAGACACATCCTCTGTACTCCCAGCAGTTCCGATGTATACAGTTCCGCAAGCAGTAGCAGAAGAGAGCGGGCAAACCGTGAGGGTCCAGAGTGCTCCCGTAGGACTAATCGCGCTTGTCTGGTAAACGTTAGCAGATAACACTCCCAGGGAAGAGAGTGTTCCCGAGTACTGAAGTTGGGTAGGATCAAGTTTAACTCCGTTGATGTTGTAAGCATCTCTATTGGGCTGGGATGGATTAACCCGGAAGTTAAGTGAATAAGGGGCATTTGCCCACACAGTCCCATCTGAGTCTACTACAGTTGCAGTGATGGTGGTATTCTGCCCCCAAGCAATTGAGAGGGGGAGGAGGCAGAGGGCGAGGAGGATTTTGATAAGTCGAGTCATAGGGAGATCCTTTCAGTTGTAAAAATTATCCAGACCAAGTTCTTCTTCAACGAGATCAAGGTTGTAATGCCATTGCATGTAGCGGGGGAGTCTCAAAGTTCATCTCCTGAGAACCACCCTTGTGCATCCAAGGTGTCGTATTTCTTCTTAGCAGTTTTTTCCAAATCAGTTCGGTATTGGCAATTTGGAATTTGAAGTCCCTTGAGTCTCTGGTCTACTTTTCCAAAGGCCCCTTCTATCGTAGAGGAACCCGCCAGAACAGCGCCAATATACCCAAGGTTCCCACTCGTAACTAGCTTCCCTTTCTCTACCATTACATCATAGAGATACGTCTCTCGAAGCAACTCTATATCATCAGGATCAATCCCGTCAATAGGAATTCCCTTTGCTTTAGGGATTCTTATCTCTGTTGGATAAGGGGGGATAGTAACAGTAGCCGCCGCTCCGAAGGGATGAATCCATCCGAGACGAGGAGTTTTACCTGCTGCTATATCATAAAGCAGCTCACCATACCCAGGCCCGTACATAGTAGCAATTGTAGGGCAGCAGAGATATCCGAAGCGCGGTGTCCACTCTAGGCCATAGATCTTATGCTCCGTGATGATTGTGTTGAGATCGATGATCCCTCTGAAGCCGGCTGCTTGGAGAAAGGGCTTTACTTTCAGAAGGCCCTCTTTGTAAATCTTCTCATCCCCTTTCATAGCGAAGATTAAATTCCCGGAGCATCCTGTGTTCGGCCCTTTGTTATCGTTCATGAACTTCTTCTCTTCCATTGTCCCGGTAATCAGATAGAAGTCCTCTCCATTAAAGAATGCCTCCACTCCAAGCTCAGTTCCGGAGACGAATTCTTGAAGGATAAAAGGCATGTTCTTTGAAGAGGCCCAGAGCTTATCAATTACTCCAAGCAGATCCTCGGCGTCTTTTGCTACGTATGTAAGGGCTTTGTCCGTGGCATCAGCAGTCTCATAAGGCTTATAAACATAGCGCCCACCTTCTTTCTTGATGTATGCTTTCCCCTCTGAGGCAGTTTGAAACTCCTTATAAGGGGGGACGTTAATTCCACAGCTCTCCATTGCTTCGAGGCCGAACTTCCTATCATCCTCTAGCATCTCTTCAAAAGAACCATCCCCTAACGTAGGGCATTGAGCCTTAGAATGCTCCGCTTGTTTAGGCTTCCCTGTTACGTCAAAGAGGGATAGGTCATACCCCTTATACGAAGGAAACCCATACCCTGCCTGATGTCGCCTATGATCTAGCGATAGCATCTTGGGGGGTGGAATTAACCCCCCAAGAACATCGGCGTACTCAGGCTTGGAGAGAAAGTAGTCAACCTTATGTCCCTCGGCCATTAGACGTAATGCCCACCAAGCTCCCATAGCCGTATAACTTGATAGAGCTATCTTCACTTTATCTCCTTCCAGCTTTGACCGCGTGTTACTCGACTACTCATGCTATTTACCTTTCTTTTCCTTCTTCATTACTTCATGTCCAGCTTTCGAGGTTCCCTTTTTCCCCTGAGAGTCAGGGCCACACGTAATACGATTCTGCAATGCCTTAGCTTCAACGATAGAGAGAGATGCGCTTTGTCCACTCATTTTTTACCTGCTTTCTTTATCTGTTGGAAGAAGTTGATGTTCTAATTCTTTTCCGATGATTGGAATAGAATTATCAAGAAGATCACGTCCAAAGGGTTTGAAGTTATGTTTTCCACTGTTGTTAGGTTTCGTAGCTCCGTTAATAGCATCCTGGGCTGTACGAACCCCAGCTCCGAAAGTAGGTCCGAGAACTGTAAGAGCGAGACGATCTCCCCAAGCTCCTTGGATGTAAGAATGCGCCATTCCAAGGCCACCTATGTATGAGAGCATCTCGATATACGTTCTCGCGAATTCCTCTACATTATCTGGAGAGGAGAGGTGCTTGTAGTCATCGGAAGCAGATTGGAGAGCTGTTCCAGGATTAGCTGTTCTCCCGAGGACTCCGAGACTTTTAATTAGCGGGGCTACCATAGGATAAGCAACCCCAAGAACAGCAGCGGTCTTTGCGATTCCTTTGTAATCTCCAGCTTTGAGCATCAAGAGAAGTTGCCTTTGCATGAAGTTGCTTTGCGCGTTAATGAATCCATGAAAGGTACTCGCTGATCGCATGAAGGGATTTGCATTGGAGTGAAGGGAAGCAAACTTAGCCCGGTTAATAAACATCCTATCATCAGCGAAGTTATACACAGCTTGCTTTAACTCCTCATCAGATAGTTTACCCCCTCTTTTTACAATCCCCTCTGGGTTAAGTCCTAGTCCCTTTAGTTGAAGAATCGCCTCCTTATCTCCCTTAACCGCCGCCTCTCCCCACATGATAGCGGAATGATACCCAGTGGCTCCCGCAAGACTCATCTGCCAAGTTCGTATCCAGTTAAGCCCCGGCATATGAAAAGCACTTTGGATAAAATTAGCTACCCTCAGATTTCCAGTCTTATGCTGGATTAACCCAGTAGCTGCGGAGATACGATCATTCAAGATCGCATGTTGGGTTTGGAATAAATATCCAGATGCCTCTCGTAGCGCCTTTAGCTCTGGAGTGTTCATGGTAATAAGTCCCTTAACAACAGCAGAAAGCGGGGAGCTTATCACAAGATTAACTGGCATCAAAGCATGAGAAAGAGCAGCAAAAGGTGCTTGGCGAATGATTGTGAAAGTTCGTATGGCTCGCTCAAGCTCTCCAGTAGATGAGTATGTGGGCGCTGTTTTTGGAAGGGGTATATCCTTTGGAGTCTGCCCCCTGCTCTTCGCTAAGAGAGTATTAGCTTTATTCTCCTGCTCAATATAATCCCGAATGCGCATCTTAACATCAGATACTGGGGCTCCCTTGAATGTCGAGAGGTCCCTCGTATCATTCGAGATTACATCCATTAGAAGATCAGCATAGCTATTCTTAACTGGATCAGCACTCTTCTTCAAAGCCGTAATCGCTGGAGCTAGGTAAGACATATTAGGTCCAAAGGCAACCATTCTAGCCTGAGCACTTGCGAGTTGACGATTTTTAAATCCTAACTGTGCCAGCGTTGCTTTCCCGTTAAGAGTTTCTCCAGCCTCATTCAGATTTGAATCCAAGATAGCCTGAGAGTGAACCGCAAGGGGATCTTTATTCCTAAGGAGAGTAGAGTGAATTTCCTCCATAGGTTTCTCTGCTAGACGCTGCGTCATGTAGTCAGTTCTCTTCGAGATCCCATCGAAGAGCTTCGCTCTAGGAGCTTCTAGCTTCCCCAGGATATTATCACTCGCAGGGAAGTAAGATGCGTGAAGTGCTCCTATAATCTTCCCTTCTGGAAATGCCTGGAATATATCCTGCTTAACTCCAGCAAGACTCCAGGCAGTTCTAGCCGCCGGGGTGGCTACAGTCTTTTGAAGGAGCTTCTCCCCCCAATCCTGTAGCCCTTTTCCCACTCCTTCAAGTACGCCACTTAATCCGCCCATTATCTCTCCTCTGCTGAGCTAAGTAGATCTTGGATCTGGTCAGAGTAATCCAAGCGATCAGAACCTGAGTGCAAGGATCTAATTCCTTTTTGCGTAGCAAGTTTTCGCTTCTCTTGGAGGGCTTTTAGTTTCCCGAAGAGATTTTGTACATCGAAGTTTAACCTCTCATCTCCCCCGCAAGCAGCTTTTAACTCTTCCCGCTCAAGTTTCTCAACCTGCCCCTGAAGAATCATTTGCCATCTTGTAGGTTTCATGAAAGACTCTTCGTTAGAGGAGCGCCAGACTTTAGTCTGATCTGGAAGAAGATGCCTTGCACGCATGAATTCGTCTACGTGTCCGAGCATTGTATCTGCGAAGTATTGCAAGTGGTCATGGGTAAGAGTCCCTCTTTTACCAACAGCAGCTTGCATCTTAGGTTGATCGAAGAGTCGCTTCTCTAACTCCGCTCGTAAAGGAGCCGGCATAGCATCCTTATAATTCCAAGCAAACGCTAGGAGATTCGGGTTTTCCTTCCCCCCTTCTACGTTTTCGGTTTCAAAGGTGATCCCCTCTTCCTGTAAAACCTTCGGAAGCCAGTAGTCGTTAAGATCCTCTGAGAAGTCTTTCGGGGAGAGATCCGTGAGGTAACTCTTGAGGTATGCGTTAAAAGCTGCCCCCGTTGTCTTAGGAGACTTCCCCCCTTTCTCCAAGGCATAGACGTTATAGGATTTAGAATAACTCAATGAATACCCTATAACCTTTCCCCTTGGATCTTTGAAAAAGGACTCCCTTCTCCTTAGAGTAGCGGCAGCCTCATTCACCGCAGCTCTAGTATGCGCGGCTACTTGATCCGCAGCGCCCTTAGCTTCCGAAGCTGCCTGAGCAGGAGTTTTAGCCCTCTCTCTTTCAGACTCCTTGGCCATCCACTTATTCGACTCCTTATATTCCTTCGATACAATAGCTCTGTACTCCTCTTCCTTCATAGGAGGATGCCCGGAGGATTCCCATTCAAGTTTGTGCTTCTGATACATCTGCTCAAGAATTGCTTGCCCCTTTGGAGTGGAAGCCGCAGCTTTATACGCTTCATCCCCTGCGGCGTCCTCAAGTGGAGCTACATGCTCGTGCATATGCTCAGCTGCATCTTTCATGGTATTGTTAATAGCTCCCCACATATTCTGATGGGCGTCACTACCCTCCTCTGGGACAACTCCATCTTCGACCAGCGATCTAATATGTTTCATCGCTGCTACAACTGGCTGCCAGTGATCAGGATCGTGACGGATAAGAATATCCATATTCTTAGCAAGTTCCTTCTCACTAAGATTAGATTCCTGTGCTTTCCGGAGAACACTTTCAGCTTGCTTATAGTGATAGTAAGGAGTAGCAACTCCCCCTGCCATCATAGAGTTAGCCACGTTCTCCTCAGCTCCAGCTGCTACTTCAGTTGAATTCTGAGAGCGCATGTCTTTCTCGTTAAGCCTATATTCTGCATCGAGCTTATCAAATTTATCCTTTGCCCTCCCTTCAAGCAGCTCTCCTAGCTTAACAGAAGCTTTTCCTAGTCCCACTGTTCCCACGGAGAACATAGTGTGCATAGCCATCCAGGAGAGCGCATCCTTCCAGGCTTCCCCCTTCTCCTCATTTGAGCGGGTAGTGATTCCTACAAGCCCACCCTCCGCTCCAGCTCTGAGGAGTTTAGAGGCTGCCTGTCCTTTAGGAGTAAGAGAGAGCATCTCTGTTAATGTCTTTGGAGCAATAGCCCCACCAGACTTCGCAATGACTCCTGCCGCTCCATCCGCTGCCATATAAAGTGGCATCATAAGAGCTTGCTCAGTAATGAAAGAGGTAGCTTTCTCAATAACATCTCTATTGGGAACTATCTCTTCCATGAATTGATGCCTGCTTGCAGTCTCTCCGAACATTTTTGAGGCTTTAGAAAGAATAGTAGTATCCTGTATTCCTAAGATCCTTCCTACGGCAGACAAGGGAGCAGTTGTCTTAGTCCTCTCCTCTACTCCCCCCATGAGACTTCCGGTCTTCCTAGCACCAGACATGAGGGCGTAATACTCATCTGACCAGTTGAAATCCTTTTTCGTCCACGCATCTGCGGCGAGTTTCGATCCATACCCAGCTACGTCAGTTACAAACTGAACTGCCCTCTCAACGGAAGCTACCCCGCTATGAGTACCGCTAAGAACTCCATGCACGAGAGAGCTGTGGTAAGAATCTGCAATATCATACTTCAAGGCTTGCCCGTATGCCTCTTGCATCCACTGAGACTTTGGCATAGGGGCGGTACCCATTTGCTGATAGGAAGGAGCTATGAAGTTGTCGTAATACCAAGAGGCATGCTGAGTCTTCTCCTCAGGAGAGAGAGCCTGGCTTCTAGGATCAGAAGCCATAGCTTTCCATCTGTAGAGGATATTAGAGTGCGCATCAAAATGATCCAGGAGCTTTGAAGGATCAAGGGAAGTATCCCTCAAAGCGTTGATCTTATCTGCTTTCTGCATTGAATTGATGCTGGTATATCTAAGAGCATCCCTCGTTGCAGCAACCTGCTCCCTCTCATACATCATACTCCCAGCAAGAGCAATTCCAGATGCGGAAGGCTGAGCAAGCCAACGCTCTGCTGCCCGCATCTGAGGACTAACTTGAGGGTTCTTTGCCGCTGAAGGAGACGCCTTCGCCCCTCTCTGGACGGGGGATTTGGAAACCTTTGGGGAGGTAGTTGTTGAGGAAGTCGATGGATTTAGTGGCTTCCTTATTGATAACTCCGCGGCCATTGTAGTTTGGGGGTTTTGTGCTAGGGGTGCCGCCACTGGTATTTCCCCCGTTATTTGCTGGACTTCCGCCATTAGAATCCCCTCCTGGTAGTTTTATTCCCTGAGCTTCTAGGGCTTTTTGTTTCCTGATCTCATAGTAAACTTTTGCGCCCTGTTGAGCTTTTACCAAGTCAGCTCGGTTAGTCTCGATTGTTTTTAGCGCAGCTTGAAGCGTTTTCTTGGCCTCGCTATCTACCTTTGGCTTACTCAGATCAGCGAGAACCTTATCTCGACTTTCATCTTGCTTCCCTATCTCCTCAGAGAAGAGATGATCGGCTTTCATCTGAGATTCTACTATGTTATCAGAATTCTCTGAGGCCAATTTCTGAAGCGCGGCTGTTTGGTTAATAAGATCAATACTGCGTTGCCGAGCTAGACCAAAGTCTGCATTTATGCGAGCAGCTTGCTGTTTCGCCTCAAAAGTTTGCGTATCCCGTTGAAGAGCAACCTCTCTTTGAAACTTGAGGTCATTCTCTTTAAGTTGTTCAGATAGCCTCAACTGCGTCTGAGCGGCCTCAAATGTCTGACGATCCCCTTCTTGTATCAGAGGAATCCAGCTCTTCATAATATCTTGCTGGCTTTTCTGCTGTTCCTTTAGCTCAGTAACTCTCTGTTGAGCAGCCACATTAGGAGCTAACGTCGTTGGAGTAGCCTTCTGGAAGTTCTCTAGATTAGCCCCACCAGAAGAACCTTGCTGCTTTTGCTTAAAAAGCGCAATAGCCTTCTGCACCATACCATGCTCAGGGGTTTTATTCTGAGAGGGATCTGTATAGTTAACATCAAATCCCTTCATGATAGCCTTTCCATGCGGGCCATCGAGGATACCATTTGCTACGGTTGTATTATGCTGAAGGGCTTCCTTTGCCGCAGCGTTAGTAGGGTCAGTAGTAAGAACCTGCTTCGCCTGGTCCATAGCCTGCTGCGCGGTCATAAGAGTTTGCACAGAGGAGGCTACCTGCTGGGATTTCTTATTATCCTCTGCTGTTTTAAAAGCAGCAATAAGATTCGTAGTCCCAGTGATAGCATTCCCAATTCCTTGCATCTTCGCGTTATGCTTTCCTACGACTTCCCTATGATCTAGGGGAGCGTAAGGGGCTTGGTTATTCCGTGGCATCAAAGAGAGAGGCATCTGAGTTTGATGCCCCCCTGAGATAGGAATAGAAGCCTGCCTTGTTGCTTCTTGAAGCTTCTCTTGATTCTCAGTGAATGTCTTTGTAAGTGAATCCATATAAAGACTACGCTGAGAAGGAGTTGAAGCCGCCGCGGGAACAGTAGCCGCCGGAGCAGCTCCAAGGCCAGTTCCGAGATTAGAAGAATCAACTCCGTTCATAATGATATACTCCCTAGATCCGAGACTCCCTCAGTCTCTGGTGCTCCAATTGAATTCGTATCCGCTCTTGTTTCAGTTGAGAGCATAGAGCCTACATTAGCGCTATTTCCCGAATTGCCAGTAGAGCTACCCATAGGGGATGTATTAGTAGCCCCAGCTCCTCCGTGAAGAATAGCCCCAGCATCTTGAGAGATTGCCCCCATCACATCCCCAAAAACGGTCCACCCACTAGAAGCAGTTTCCTTCTCTGCGGCTCCCATCGTAGAACCAAGGATATTAGCGGTAAGATCCTGATCATGCTCTGTTAACTGTGCACTCTCCCCAGATATAGCCGCTGTCTCCTGGGCCTGCAAATTAGCATCTGCAATTGCAGCTACGCTAGAGTTAGAGGAAACTCCCCCCGCTCCAAGAGCTGCATTTACATTAGCCTGCGCGGTTGCCATCTGAGGTGCAAGAGAGGCTTTATACTCTTGAAGGATAGCCGAGTTAGTTCCGCTCATAGAGCCAAGCTCGGAGGAAAGCGCCCCTCCAACTCCAGACCCGTAAATATCTGTGAGTTGCTTTCCTAAATCGCCACCTGAACCTCCAGAGGTAGGAACGCTAGCAACCGTAGACGCAGGAGCCACGTACGGATTAACCGCAGCTGATGCTCCAGTAGCCCCTGGCATAGCTGTCCCCGCTACTGCAACGGGCTTTGCAGTACTCGTAGGATTAGTCTGATTATTCCCCGCTGGATTAGAAAAAGGAATCGTTGCTGTTCCCATATTATCTCTGCACTCCCATCCGAAGTCTCAAAGCCTTCACGCTAGTTGTTTGGTCCCGATTCTCCTGAGAAGTACGCCCGAATATCAATCCCGGGCTTCCAGAGATACCCCCGGAGGATTGAAACTGCGCATCCCCCTTGAGGGTCGTAGTAAGCTCATTCGCCTTAGACTGAAGATTAAGATCCCTTGCAATTCTTCCCGCCGCGGCGTATTCCACAATATCCTGCCAGGAATTAGGGAGAAAAACAGGATCAGTCCCTGCGCCGGATACTACAACGCCACCAGAATAAACATCCGGAACCCCAGCATTCGGAAAAGGATGCTCCTTCTGGTACCGCATGTAACAAGAATACGATTGATCTGGACAATTCCCAAACCAGACATTATCCTCATGCCTTGTCCATTTCTGCGGAAGCCCTGGGGTGTTAATTAGAACTTCAATCGTATCAATCGTAGCAAAACGAAGGTTATACCCGCTGTTACTCTGATTCGACGTGATACCTGCATAGGGGTAGTTATAGATGAAAAAAGAATCCACCTTATTAACCTCGAGAGTAGCATCCGCTGCTGCGAGGAAAAAAGAAGGCGCGTATACCGCTTGATACGGAATAAATTGTACCACCGGCCCCGTAGTTTGCAATCCCGGAAACTTATAATCCTCCGTCAATTCCAGAATAACTTTCCGGATATAAACTCCCGGAGGGCTAGGATAAGAAGCGGCTGGCCTCCCTTGGAGGAGGGCGGCGATTCCAGGGTAAAAACTCGAAACAGTAAGTGCCATTGGCTCTCCTCCTTAGAAAATATAAAGCGTTGCGTGCGCCGTAGCGTCGGTAGGATGTATCGTGATAGTAGATTCATTCGGAGTCACAGGAAGATAAACATCCAAGCTCTTATTCTTATTCACAACATGAACCCCGATTGGTTGTCTTGGTTTCCCATTTGTATCCACCAAACCATGGTTAATCACAAGCGGAGCATTCGAGGAACTCCAAGTATACTGATTCCCCGTAGATCCAGATGCCCCTACCCGGACAAGAACCCCATTCGCATTCCCTTGGGTAAAGGTATTAAAATTCCCGGTGGAATCCTTCCCAGTAGGAACTCCCTGATCTAACCCCCCATTAACAACATTATGAAGAGACTGCGCCCACTGGAGCTGCTGTCTGGGCAGCCCCATAGCCATGTCTACTGGATTTACACTACGTGCCATGTCCCCTCCTATACAGGGCTTTGATTCGGATCAAAGGAGCCATACATCTGGATCTTCGTGAAGTAGAGTTGATCCACTCCCTCTGCATTATTCGCTTGCACTGCGAGAGAGAGCTGGGGAGAGTGAGCAGTAAAAATCCCAGGAGCGTTAAAAAACACTTTAACCTCCTGTGGAACTGTTCCAGGAGAAGATGCGCTGATAACTAGAGTTGAGAATATTATTCCTGAAATCCGCACTACCACAGTAAGTGGAACTGTGATTACAGCAAAATACGCAAGATACACAGACTCAATCGTAACGTCTCTTCCAAAGGCAATCTCTTCCTGACCAAAGACAATAAAACTCGTACTAGAACTAGCTGGGCCAGGAACTGCGTCAGTTAGAATTGAAACTGCTATCCCACTCCCTTCAGCACCAGAGGCTTGTTGTACTAATGCCATTCCGGTCTGAGAGAAGTTTCCATCTCCAGAAACAGAAGGCCCAAGAGCCAGAGGGCAAAGAAGCTGTGCTACTGGCCCCGTATCAGGATACAAGGGTGGAAAAAATACAATCTGCCCCCAGGTATCATTCATGGCTACGAATGTATACAGCGTTCCATCAATAGCTAGAATCACAAGGGGAAAAACCTGCTCTCCGATGTAAACGGAACAAGCTCCAGAGGAGAGCAGCGCCCCAGCATTAGTTGCTAGGGTCGTGTAAAAAGCAGCCTTAATCTTCGCTCCAATCGAAGTAAGCGAACCAGCTATGCGGTAGATGTCCGTATTTCCTACGAAGACTCCGCTCTCATTATACTGCGTAATAAGGGCTGGAAGTTGCCCTCCCTCTCCCTTATCTCCAAGAGCTACGTGTGAGATCTGATAAGGATTAGTTCCACTAGCAAGTGCGCTGGCGTAGCTAAGACCTTGCGAACGGATGATAAAGGCTGTGTTATTCGAGACGATCAACCCCGTGAGAAAGTCATTGATATCCGCAAGCTGCTCAAATCCAGCCCCCGTAATATTCCCAGTTGCAGTTATAGGCGCCCAGATATCAAGATTTTGCGCTGCACTCCAGAGGAACATCATATCCTGGTTTGTATTAACCACTCCAGAAGCTGAAATCATTCCCAGGCCAATCAGAGAACCCGCAAAGCGCCTTAATGTCTTAACTCCTTGGTAGAAGGTAGAAACCTGGAAAGACTCAGGAACGTATTTTAAAATCGCTGGCCCTACGTTCCCGATATAAAGCGTCCCACCAACAGCAACACAAGACGCGGGTGGGTTATCCGTAGGATTAGCCGCGGTATACGCATCCTTCCCCCCTGAAAGATACAATGGAGTTCTCGCAGGGAAGTAATAGTACGGCGTAGTAGCTCCAGTAACGAAGGACAGATCCTGAATCGCAATCGCATTCCCTGCTGCTCCTGGAAGTGCTGCAGAAAGCACAAGCGAACTTCCATCAGAAGATATAGCTGCAATTACATTTGGATCAGCAGCATAAGTTCCCCCTCCATCGATAGCGGTAGCCATCGCGGTAAGAATTGAGGATGCACTACTGATAACCTGCGTTATCGGAACAGGAACAAGCATTGCTGTTGTTCCCTCGGCATAAGTAGACACTCCCGGAGTTCCAGAGTTAACAATGATTCCTGTTACAATCCCGCCAGAAGAGGTAATTCCTGTAATAAGGAATATAGCAGCTGAGTCAGCCCCACTTACGACATAGTAGTAATCCCCAACAGCATAACCTGAACCCGGAGAAGCTACGAAAGCTGTCGTATTAAACTGCACTAACAACCCAGATCTGGTAATCTCAATAAGCGGGCGAGATCCAGTCCCATTCGCATTCGCATTTGCTATCGTCTCGATGGAGGGAGATACGACAGTATATGTATTAGTACTAGCTCCATTCGTAATCTTCAAGGACGTATTTAAAGTCCCAGGAGTTACCAGAGCGGCGCTCCCGACAGAATATCCATATCCACAGCTCGTACAAGGAACTTGATTCGTAGTAGTGAAGGAGAAATTCTGATTAAGCGTAGCCGTAAGAATATTTCCAGCCGTTCCCACGGTATCAACTGTGATACTCCCAGAAGCATTATCCCCTTGCTGAATGTAACAAACCTGTCCAGGAGTATATCCAGTTCCGCCGGAGATCGAAGCTGTTAAGATCTGACCTGAATACGTAAGCGTGTGAGGATCAGCGGCATTATACGAGGTAATCGTCTCAATCGTAACAACCGCTCCAGCTCCTTGAAGTGCAATGGAAGCCTGCCCTACTGCAAGAAGTGGAAGCGTAAGGGAGGCTGAAACTGCTAGTACGAGTTCGTTGTATAGTGTATACTCCAATGTATCATCATAAACTACAGTAGGAGTCCCCCTAGGAACAGGAACCCATGCAGTCATATAATATGTATAGTCAACCCTTGCAGGAGGTCCAGTAACAGCAGTTGCTTTCCCGCCAAGAACATAATTCAGCGTCCCATAAATAGAAGAATAAAACGACCCTGCGGCCAGAAGCGAAACTCCAGTAACTCCCCCCCAGAGAGTGGGAGTTGGCAAACTCTCAAACGCAACACATACTAGTTGATTATCTACAACCAGCATTCCGCTCATTAAAACTGCACAGTTCGGTGCGATATACGCCGGCGGCGCACTTGCATCCATCCCTCCAAATGGAGCTTCTTTTCCCCCATAGGTAATCTCAAGGCCAATGTTTCCAGTCTCTTGGCCTTTGTCATCTACCTGTGGAATGGTTTTAACATGTCCCATAGAAGCTCCTTTTTGGATTTATTTCGTTGCAAGAAACAGAAGAACCTGCCCATGTGGAATTGCAGTGATAACAACCGGACCGGACAGCCACCCTAGCTCATAGATAGAGACTTCGCTACCATCAGCAGGAAATGTCCAACTATAAGATCGCCCGGCTACGTCAGTTAGCGTGAATACATCTGCAGGAGTTCCACCAGTCCAGCTACCACCTTTTACCTTAAAGTTAGCCAGTGGAATAGTTCCTGTATTTGTAATTCGGAGGATTCTCCCTGTGAAATCATTCGCCACTTGAAGCCTCCTTAGTTGAAGTTAAAGTGCGCTTTGATAACTGCGCCGTAGAATTTCACAGTTCCAGTAGCCCCAGCAGTTATGTTAACGTTTAGAGTCTGTTCTGTATCTACGGAAGTTATCATAGCAGGGCTGGTTACAGGAACATTGATTACGTATGGATTCGCCTGGATTGCTGTGGCAAGGCCATTCGTTCCAAGCGCAATCAGATTCGTAACTGCCGGAGCTACGTTATTAGCAAATACAGTCTTCGTAAGCCCGACTGTAGGAGTAACCGCAGCAAGACCAGCCACGGAGTAAATTACATCAACAGAATCAATCTGCATTCCTTTTGGAATTGCACCCCTTTGGATTCCTGTTCCTGTTCCATTTATCGAACCCGCAATTGTAGCCATATTCGCAGCTATGATAGGAGGCTGCCCAGGAGGGAGCGCTAACGGTCCAGAGGTATTCGCTACGGAAGAAGGCCCCGCTACGCCAGCCGCCGTTCCAAATTGCTCTTGATCGTAAGAAGAGGCTAGAATCCCAGTACGAAGGAACAGAGCCAGATTCGCATACCATGCGCCTACAGCAGAATTCCCAAGAGCAGCATAAAGAGAACCAGCACCATCAGTTGCGATAGTGCTTACTCCTCCAATGTTATTAAACCACGTTGCATCTACAAAAACCTGTAGATCTGGAAAGGAAACATTCCCCTCCCAACGTCCATCGGTAAAGCTCATATCTGACTCCTCTCAGCAGCATCGCTGCCTCGTTAAACGATAAAATCCTCAGTTTCTGTGTATTCATACGGGAGACGAAGTTTCTCCACTGGGGCAAGTTCTTCTTTCCCATCCTCTAAAACCGCTGCGATAGCAATTTCCCTATCCCCTAGAAGTTTCTTATCCACGCAAGTAGGGCAGAGGAGTAATCCCCTCTGCCACTGCATGTCTCCGATCTTCGTCTTCTCATCACACCGGGGGCAATAATGCCATGCCCCCGTGAGATTTGTATGCCGAAGCCCATCCCCCATTTGAATCCCCTTTCCCTACGGTCCGGACGTGCCCCAAACACCCTGCCAACGAGTAGAACCGGCAGAGATACGAAGCCTTGTCTTCTGCTTCAACGCATCAGAGTCGAAGTCATCGTCAAAATCCGTCTTCGCCCTTTCACGATGATACACACGGAGAGTATGATCTTCCTTCTCCGCAGCAAGGAACCACGCCGAGGGGGAGGTAAGCCACGGAATCTCCAGGTTCTTATAATCCTCAGGCAACAGCGAGTTAATCGTGTTATCTGCGGTATAAGGCTTGCCAGGAGAACCCAGAATCTCACGTACCAGGAACCGAAGCTCAGGAGGAGTGATAAGATACTTCCACCGGAGGTTAATCGGGAATCCCTGGTTATCAATCATCCTAGCGGCATGATTCGTAGCAAGCTGGAGGCCAGCGACGCTAAAATCAATATCCGTAGAAGGACGATTAGGCCAGGTTCCCGCGAGGGAAATCACGTTAGAAGCTCCAGGAGCCAGGTTAGTAGCCGCTGCGCCTCCGAGGAGAGGATGCTGGTTGTTAAAGAGAGAGAGTCCATCTCCCGTGGTTACAGCAGAGGTAAAGCCTAGATTAAATACATTCCAAGCAATCATCTCTTCCGTAAACGCGGCGGAGCGGGCAAGGAGAACTGGACCCTTCTTCACCAAGCCATACTTATCATCATCCATAAGCTCTTTCGAGGTACGGATTCCGAGAGAATAGGTAAGGTGAATAAACCGCTTCGACGGTCCTTGAATCATCTCCGTATACGCAGTCGGGGAATCTTCCGGCTTCTCCTGGAGAGCAGAAATACCTGCCATCTCCATTTCCTGTTCATATTGGCTATCAGAAGTCTCCTCATGGAAGACCTCAGGATAGCGTGAACTCTTCAACTGGTACTGCATGGCGTCGAACCAAATCTTCTTCATACCAGTCTGCATCAACTGCGGGAACTTTGCTCTTACTTGTGCCATTTAGATAGTCCTCCTTTCTTAACCAAGATTCTGAATTGCCGCTACGAGGAATTTCACGCGAAGACGAGCATTCGCAATGAAACCATCCAGGGGGTTAATTCCTACGACCTGAACAACAGCATGAGCACCTGTTACGCCAAGATCAACATACCAGAACTTCCCGCCGCTATCAAGCGTAAGGCCGAACTGATTTGTTCCAGGAGCAAGAGTAGCCTGCGTTGGAGTCCAAGAAGCAGCCCCAGTTCCAGCAGAGTTATCACACATAACCTCAAAGACGTTATCCAGGTTAGCTTCAATGAACAAGGTTCGTCCATCCGCTACTGGAGCGCCGAGAGGAATATTAACCGCGGAAGGCTCATTTGGAACGGAACCATAAGTAGATTGCGATCCAGTTCCAGTGATACCTCCAAACGGCGCTACAGGGGCACCCGCTCCTGCCGTAGCAAGATTCTGACCCGGAGATTCCGAGATTCCAAGAATTGCATTCGTCCAAGCTAGATTAGGCCAAGCTGCGACATAACCAGCGGAGTTGATATATACCGGAGTTCCAAACTGAAAAGTCTGCGAAGCAGCTTCAGCCATTGCGTTCGTGAGAGGAGCGGTATTCGCTCGATTCAGAGCACAAATGATAGGGAGGTGAGTTGTAAGGTTCGGCCCTGCCAATTGGTTACCACCTTTCTATTAACGTGATGTTATCCAACCTGTTGTGCTACTGTTAGTGACGGCGCGGAGGGCTCGTAGAACTGCAAAGAACCTCGCTGCTGAGCTGCGTTCACGTATGGATTATCAGAGATGGCTTCGACATTAATATCCTGATTCGATTGTCTCTGTCGAACTTCCTTCCCTCTTTGAACAGAAGTAGCTCTGTTAAAGTTCGCTTTGATCTTTGCGAAGTAAATCTGCTTCGGAATCTTGAGGCAGATTACATCGTCAAAGGAGTAATGTCCATTCGTGTCAAAGAGGAGTGCATGAGCCTTATTCGGATCAAGATCCTCTTTCGTCACGAATGTATAACCAGCATTCAACTTCGGACCAATGTTATGCTGGTTCTTATGCACCCATCTTGCGACGAAATTCTTATCTGCGAGATAAACATCCAGATAAGTCTCAAGTGCGTGTTCGATGGTAGGAACCGGAATGTCCATCGTAAAAATATCCGCTTCCGAGACTTTCGACCAATCAATTTGAGGGGGGGAAGTCTTCTTTGACGGAGCCGCTGGAGAGGAGGCCGCTACCTTAGCAGCTAGCGCCTCATTCGTAGCTTTAAGCTCTTTAAACTGCTCAAGAAGCTTAGCTACTACATCCGTGGGGAGATCTGCAAGGGGATTAGCCTTACTCTGAGCAGCAGCTTGCGCTACCGAGGCTGCAGCTTTGATATTAACTACAGCCTCCTTGTTCTCCATTGTTTGAACATTTGGAATATTAGACATACGCGATATTTCCTTCCTTCGCTTCCGTAGCTACGAGAGCCGCGTACTCTTCTGGTTTCATCCCTACGAGCTTTGCAGCTCTACGGATCTGATCGTCAACTTCGATAGTAAACGTGTCCTCAGTTCCTGCCACCTTACCACTCGAAGAGGTAGCTCCAGTAGAGGAAGCAAAACGACTCTTCAGCCTTCCCTCTGTAATCTCCTTCTGCTTTCTGCCTAGAACATTATAATACACATTCTCAACAGAAGCAGGGTTATTCCGAAAAGCAAGAGGTTGAACTGCCAGAAGCTTATCAACTTCCGCTTTAAAATCCCCTGTGTAGTACTCATACTTCTCAGTATCCTCGAAGACATCTCTCCGGACGGTATTAGCTCGCATTTCCATAAGTTCAACCGCTAGAGGGTCAGTCAATTTCTTAACCGTTCCCTCCGGATCAGCGAACATATTCGCGGCGAGATCTTCAGGAGAGAGTTTAGAATCCTCAACCTGCTTTCTCCTCACAGCTTCCGCTCGTGCGGTCTTCTCAGCTTCTTTTTCCGCCTTATCCGCAGCGATGGAACTTGTAATAGCAGACAGCCCGTTGAGCATCTCGGTCATTCGAGAGTCAAGAGCTTCTACCTTTGCTCGTGTTTCGATTAGTTCCTTAGGAGCCTCTGGTTCTACAGGCTCCTCCTTCTTAGCTCTCTGCCACCATTCCATTGACATTGTTTTCTAATCCTCTTGTGAAGTAATACGTTGAGCTTGGAGTTTCTTAAACTCTTCCATTCTAACCTGAGCTGCTTCTACAAGCTTTGGAAGCTCATAAAGAGAAGCTATAAGATTAAGCTGCGCGGTTAGAGCTGCTATCTCAGGCACGGCCTCAGTAGTAACCTTAACCGCTAATAGCTGGGAGTAGAAATCATCCCGGAGGGATCGAAGGAACTCCTCCAGGACTTTGAACTCCTCCAGCCGGTACAGCTCCTTGAGCGCCTGGAGCTTGTTGACTAGCCCCTCCAGATTGTCCACTAGATGCTCCTTGCGGTGACGCGAATTGAGGAACTTTCGGCAGTAACCTCATTACGTCATCATGGTTGAAATTCCTGAGAATTCCCTTGAACAAGGCATTATTTGCCAGGAGGGTTTGATTATAGAACTCTACGAGTTGAGGCGGGCAGTTAGGTGTAATTGCCGCCTGAATCATCTGTGCGCTACGTTCGTAGAATCCAGCGAGGGAATTAGAGAGAAGGATATCGTTCTGCCTCTCAAGTTCCCGGTTATTCGAGGCACTAGCTGGACGAAGACGGAAGCCGAGAGATTCAGTTTTATACGCAGAGAGCGCTGCTTTAAGGCTATCCGCACCATCTCCATATTTCCTCAGCTTCGGGCCGATCCCGAAATTCGCGTACATATTTACTAACTTCTTCGCGATACGAATATGAGCACTTCTCATATCTGACATGCGAAGGTTATTCCTGTTATTCTGTTGCAGAAGCATCATGGAGGTTCCACTCGCGGAGTAAATCCCGCGCTTGTTATTAACTATACCTCCACCCGTTCCTCCAATAGCCGGATCAACTCCAGCCCTTTCCTTCGCACAAGCCATGATAAATTGATCCGCTTCACTAGAGTATCCTACATCTGCTCCAGTTTTAAGAACCTCTACCTCCCCGTCCTTCGCAGGAATCATACATCCTGGGAAGACTTGAAGAATAGAAGAGAGCTTTGACTGGGGATCAACTCTTAGGAGTTGCATCATCGCCATGTTACGATTGTTAGTGCGCCAGTTAGAATTCTGACTCAGCTCCTTCTGATATGCTCGGAGCATCTGTGCGTAACCATATCCGAAGTAACTCTCCTCGTCGTAAGCCAGCTTCACATCCTCTACTGGGAAATCATTCGATGGGTAGAAGTTAAAGATAGCGTAGAGGATCTTTTTCGTCCTCTTATTATACTTCGCCATCAAGGAGTAACTCTCATTCCCCTTTTGATACGTCAGGTAGCATTTGTATATATCATACTCAGCTGATCCCTTATACGTCGAAGAGGTAGAGAGCCCAAGTTCATCTGCTGTAACAGATTGCATCTCGTCATGCTCCGTGCGGTCAGGGGCATTAAGTACATTCGCTATGTCTTCAGTGGAAACAAAAGGATCTTTCCCTGGGAGATTCTTGAGATTCCAATAATCAAGAGTCTCGATATGGAAGAAGAAATCTGAGTTTCCGAGGCAAGAAGTTCTGGGATCAATTCCAAATTTGTTTAGTGGAATTATCTCCGGATGCGGACCATCCCTCCGAACAGTTTCCTTAAACTCATGCCGAACAGCGTCCTTCTCAGAGGTTCCTCCTCCGATATAAACATATTCCTTCTGCACGTCATATTCCCAAGGGAAAGAAACTGCCCCAGTTCCATATCGAATAGCACTGGAGTAAAAAGCATTCTCCGTTCGATATAGATCCAAGGAATCAGGATCATAAGATTCATCCATGAGAAAACGTTCCAGAGAGCGCTTCATCTCTTCTCCCTCCATCGAGGGATTATCTCCACTCAACGCTACGGGAAACAGGGGATCGTATTGATAAATCCCTCCCATAACACGAGCAAGCAATTCATCCGAGAATGTTCCGATAAGCTGCACAACTAAGTTAGCCGCGCCGGGCCAAGGGAAATTCGCTTCCTTCTCTTTCGGAAGTCCCTTATAGAGCCTCACATACTCCGGTAAAGTATCAGAGCGAAAGGTCTCTAGTTTATCATCAATCGTCTTGACCCTCGTTCGAATAAAGGAGTATAAATCATCACACTCCTCCTTCGACCAAACATCTGATACTTTCTTCGGAGCTGGAAATGGCATCTCTTGTCCTTCTTAAACTGTTGCCTTAGGAAGCGCGTTAAGAGTAGCTACTGCGGCGTTGACGTAGTTCTCTACCACGGTACTATTATATGTAATTCCATTAGCCTTTGCATAAGCCTGGAAATCAGCATCAATAGCTGAGACCACGAAAGCCAATTTCTGTGCCCCTGAGCCATTCTGTGCCCCCGCTGCAATAGCCGCCGTTTCTGCTTGTGCTACCGCAGTTACGGTGAGGTTATACAAGGAAGCAATCCCAGGGAACATGATGTCCACGAAAGGTTCTGCTACCGTAGCAACTTTCACTGCTCCAGTAAAGAAAACCTTCAAGTCATGCCCGATATGAGAAAGTACCGTCTCAAAAGATGCCATTTCTAAAACCTCACTTTGTTTCTCCAGCAACGCTGGTAGATTCTGTGGTTGTGATTGTAGCAGAAGCACTTTGAATAATCCCACTAAGCTGGGGATTCGCTGTGCTCGAAGGAAGAGAAGTCGCGAAGGATTTAAAATCACTCGCAAGCACTGAGAGAAAGCCGTAAATGGCTTTATACCATACACCTCCATAAGTAGAGGGATTTGGTAAGTTCTGCACAAGAGCACTATAGAGCATCAAAGCAAGATATACTTCAACGCCGGTTGTAAAAGTTGGACTCGTCAGAAATGAAACCATCAATGCACTCCTCTCATAACAAGCTCTACGATAGTTGATAATAGCGTAGCTACGAGCAGCCATGTTATCTTTGCCAGGTTCCTATTGATCTTTTCCATCTGATCCTCCAGAAGGGAGAGACGTGTTGTCATAGGAGGGTTTGACTTCCCCTCCCCTATATACATATCCATGTAGAGCTTATCTACTCGCTCTTCCAGATTTGTCATTCCCTGGTATACCCCCTAGGACATTCTCCCTACGCCCCTTTTATAGATTGCAAGGCGTCGAGAGAGGAAATCCTCAACTTCATCTTCTGTAACAGTATCGAATTTCCAGAGATTCATTGAATGCCCAAATACATCTAGGAGGTCAATGAGCCCTTTCTTCTGCCCATAGGCTTCAGCTTCTTCCCTGAAGTTATCAGAGGTGGTCGCATTGATCCAGACTTCATGTCGTTCTACTACGGGGACCGTAGCATCAATGCGTTCAAATTTAGCATTTGCTGCTTGGGAGCATTTGAGTTCTACGATTCGTAGATTCGTAAGCTCTGGACGGTTTCCTTTTTCTTGCTCGATGAAATAGCGTAAGTGGTACAGGAGAAACTTTTGAGCAGCAACTGCCTCTACATGGATCTCTGTAAGCTTCCACTTAAGAGCCATCTCAAAGATCTTAAATACGAATTGCTCAATAGGAACAGCCTCTGCCCAGGTATCAAGAATGTAGACACGACGTGGATCTCGCATAACTCCAGAAACCATTATTGCATGTCTACATCTCCCTTGTGCGAAGTTATCATGCTGGCCGCCGTGGTTAGGATCAACGACGAGATAACGCTCAAGGTAACGCGGGTATGTGTCGTTGATTACATCCCCCTCTGCTACGTGGTGTCGGAGGACTGTTCTCTTCTGATGTACAGATGTATCAATCTCTGAGAGCAGCGGAGAAACCTTAGGATTCGCAAGTGCCCCTCCTACTTGCTCGAAATGGAAGAATCTGAAGTCTCCCATATTAAACTTCGCTTTTGAAGGATCAATTGGGAAGTTGAGGTACTGGCAGGAGAAGAAATAGGAGCCAAGGCTCTTTCTTCTTCGCATGAGGAGTTCTCTTGAGAATGCCTCTGGAAAGATTGGAGTCCCGATAGGGTGAAGAGAGCAGCATCCACCAAGAGCGCTGTGTGTTGTAAATCCGAAATACTTTTCATTTTCTCGGATGTAAGAATTAAGGTCTTTGTGACTCCATCTATTTCCAACGACAATCTCGTCAAAATCTCCTCCTGTATGAATATTAGCATCCATTGCTCCTGGGAGGAGCTGGTGGTATTCGATTGTACCCTTCATTACGGTATCAGAGTTAAGAGCCGCCATTCCAGGAAGATCGTCTTGAACTACTACATCGTAGTGCCGGCTCTGAAGCGCCGCCCCTACGCCGATGAAATCGAAGGTTCCTTCTCCGTGAGCTTTTCCTGCTCCAGTGCGATTTTGGTGGAGAGAGTTAGCAGTCCAGGTTTCTTTGCTGGTCGGAAGGATTTCAGGAAAGATTTCCCGGAAGAGGGAACCATTCTCGTAGTGATTAGAAATCTTTACACCGAGCTTTGTAGCATTCAGGATGGTTTCTGAGACGAGGAGAATTCGTATATCCTGTGAATGAGTACGCCGCATCCACTCGATGAAGAGATCGGAGTAGTTAAGAGAGGCAAAAAGATCTTCCTCCCGAGGACCAAAAGGGAGCGCTCTCCAGATAGGAAAGCACTCACTATAAATAGTAGACTTAAAATGTCCACGAGGGATTTCAATTACTTCCTTAAGCCCATCCTTCATTACAGTTAAGCACATCTGATAATGAAGGGAGTTCGTGTAACCTGGACCTCTTTGAATTCGAGTCTTGTTAAGCGTTACGGTAGAGAAGAAGTAAAGGTCCAGCAAAGAATTAATCTTATAAGCAGCGCGCTTCGCTTCTACCCCTTGGATAAGTTGAACCGGGAGGAGTTTATAAGAGAGAATCTCCTTCCTCGGAACCATCGTTGCGCCGATTTCATTCCTATCAAACTCTCCCGACGCTACTGCACTCATGGTAGCGCGAACTTCTTTAAGCAGCGAATTCGGGAGAGTTAGAGGGGGCATTTTGAGAACCTATTGAATTGTATTTCCCTCTTCAGGGATGAGTTCAAGCATCTTCATCGCTCTCTCTTGCGTCGAGGCGGAGATGGTTTCGTTATTGGAGAAACTCCTATTCGCTTCCAGCGCTTTCGTGATAAGAGGATCAATCTCATTCGTAGCTCCTGGTTGGGACATGAAGGAGAGCAGCTCGGCTGAAACCCCATCCGCGTTCGCATAGTCATGCTCTACTTTAGCATGAATATCTGTACGTGAGATTTTAGGATGAGATCCCTCTCTGTCCATAACTTCTATAGCCATCTTCGCTCGAAGCGCGGCAGGAGTGGCTGTGTTCATTAGAGTATCAGCCACAACTCTCATCGCAAGGGGAAGCATATCCACCATTGCTTGTTTACGGAGAGTGACAAAGGATCTTACTGAATCTTCCGCACGAATACTAATACCAGTCGTTAGTTCTGTCCGGAGTATTAAATATTCCGGCTTCTGCCTAAGACAGCGCACCATGAATCCGGAGCATCCTATAACGCGGCCTATTTCCTTATCCGTAAGAACTAGCCCAGAAAGAATCGCTAGATCAAATTGCACAACTTTCTCAATCTTAATTTGCGTCGAGAACTTCATCCCGTAACGCGGCTTTCGAGAAGAGAGTCCTGTTTTTGAGATTGAACCACCATAATGAAGAGGCATCTTAAAGCTCCCTTGGTCTTACATATATATCCCCATACTTCGAGAAATGCTTCAGGAGGGCACTCCCTATCTCCGAGCGAGCGAGCGCATCCGAAAGATGCGGTGGCTCGATTTCGTCAGGTATCCGCGAGGAATTCTCTCTCTTTTGGTCGATAGATTCCGGGATCGCATGAGACTCAGACATTGGAGTGCCCTCCTATCTTTTAATGATAGCCCTTACGTGGGGCGCGTGTCAAGCATCTTTAGGCACGAAGCAGGCCGCGCACAGGCGGCTGGATGTATTTTCGAGGCTAAAATTCCACCCACCCCCGGAGGGGAAGCGCGCTGCTTAGAGGTTATTCCCCTAACTCCCCTCTCTACTATATATCACTCTTGTATTAGGGGGAGGTACTATTTTAGGAAAAATTTATGTTTAGAGTCCCCCTCATAAATTTCACTAACTCGAATTTTTGAGGCGGGCGAGTTAGTAGTTATAAAATAGTTAATAGCTCCAAAGGTAGTAACGATTGAGTTAAGAGTAATCATATAGCTGTTCGCCTAGCATAGTTAGCATAGAGTTGTCAAGGATAAAATGAATGAAAATAAATATCCTAATCGCTTGCAATCGTCCTTAGATGCGAGTATATTTAAAGCATGGGCAAAGTACATCAAACCTTAGTCCATGCGATTCTAATATCGCGCTATATGTAAGACCTACCTGTGAAGGATTCACAGGAATCTCGGAAGAGAGAACGTATCGCGTGCGCATCATGCGAGCTTCCCCCAGGGGAAGGATGTAATTGTTATTTGATAATTTATTTCACTACGCTTAGCTTTCCTTTGGTCATGCCTTTGCATGGCCCATAGAACGGATTGAAGCATAGTAAAGACCAGAGTCTAAGCTGGCAGCAGGTTCCCTGATAGCAAGGGGAGTGGCCTGACCTATGGTTTACCTCCGCATAGGTCAGTCCATTTGTAACTGGATTGAATAGCGCGAAAGCGCGTGAATCTTGGAGGATTCAAAATGAGTCAGAATCAGAGCGGTAGCGCAATCGTTGAAGTGGCAGCGCTGGAAGCGATTGCTTCCCTGAGTGCATCGAATGTACTTGACGTGTTGACGCAAGAGCAGAAGGGAGCGTTGGAATTGAAGTATGCAGCGCTCCCATCGGAAGTGCAACAGGTTACGGCTGCGAAGTATCCGGCGATTACTAATCCGGTGATGCTGTATGTGATTCGACAGATGGTCAAAGAGGCGAATGGTAAACTTGCGTCATCTTTGCGACCTGGATGGATTACATCCATTCGTCTCAATATTCCAGCACTAACGTCGAGTAACAGCGCATCAAAGGCAGAGAGTGAGCGGCGTCTGAGTGCGATTGCAGATGAAATGCCGGATGTGAAAGAGGCAATTAAATGCCTCAAGAGCGTTAAGATTCAGCTTGACCGCACATCACAGGACGCGGGCATTGTAGCAGCGTGCAAGTTGTTTGACGTGTCGGCGTCAAGCCTGAAGTAATAGGTCAGTAAAAGACGAAACATTTAAGCGTATCAGGTTCATACCTTGATTGGTTAATACCTGATACGCTTAAGTGTCTATGTGTTATGCACATACTGAAGAGTCTGGGAGGATACAAGTATGGAAGAATTTGAGGACGAGTTAGCGCTCACGCTTAGGGATAGGTACAGGAATGTATCTATTGCGTGTCAAGATAACATCTGCGCGGTGACGGTAAGACCGCTTGGACGGAATAGGATACATGCGGCGGAGTCTTTCATCGTGGAGCATGCACGGATTTTCATCGCACCGGATACTAAAGAGGAGGTGTTATACCATGCCTCTCTCTAAGGTATCTGCAATGGAGTTAGCGTTTGCGAAGTTGAGTAAACTCCCTAAGCCGTTCTCTACTGCGGAGTTGATAGCGGAAGGGGAACGGTTACATCTTAGCTCACAGAGAGAGGCTCGAAGAGTATCATCCTTTGATGGGAAAGCATCAAGAGAGGATAGGCCGTCAAATGGGAAACTCTCTGTACAGCATATCGTGCGGAGGATTATCACAGAAGACGTGGTAGAGTTCATGGGATTCTCATATTGGGATTCTCTCACGTCAACGAAAGAGAGGATAGTTGCTACGGAGCTGTATAATAGAATCCGTGAGCAATTAAGAAAAGGAGCTACGCTCTAAGAGGAGAAGGAGGCTAGTATAGCTCCTTGTCTCCTCTCAGGGAGATACACTCTCTCTTCCCCGAAGGGGACTCTCCTGCGGAGTAGGCTCTCTTATGAACTCTCTTTTTAGTGTATTGGGGGGTGGGTACCCCAGGGGGAGATAAGTTCAGTGTTTTCAGTTAGTTAGGGGTACCTACCTACCTACTGAGAGTCTGAACCCTACCACCCCATTTTCTCGCCGACCACTTGGCTGGAAAAAGGGACCAAGTTAACTTTTCTCATTCTCCTATAACGGAGAGATATAAGAGGAGAGGATTTCTTATTCTCTTTCTTCTTTTTATCTTATTATAAAATATATGATTTTTAATATATTTTTTATTATATATATTTATTTTATTATATATATTTATTTTATATTCTTATAAAACTTCTATTCTATTAAGCTTCTTCTCTCCTAGCGGAGATTTATACCAGAGAGGCTTAATAGAGGAGAAGAGTGCAAGCGCACTCGGTTCCCTTTTTCATGGGCAGCGGTCGGCGAGTTTTTGGTGTGGACGGGTTCACTCCGGTCGGTAGGGGGTAGGGGGGGTACAAGTGCATGAAAACAAACCACTTACCCCGCTTGACAACCCCTACCCCCCAGGAGTATACTTTACACATAACTGGAGATAAGCCCATGCTTTTACTAATACCTGAGTTAGCAGAAAAGATTTATAATTCAATCCCAAGAGAAGAGTTTATTCTCAGGGATATTCCCTACGATTCTCTTAAGAGAATTGTAAAAGCATATCATGCAAAGCATGGGATTTCTCAATCACATGGATTTATTAGTTCTATAATTGGGGCTATTAGGTCCGTTCATGAGGGAAGGAATTTAAATGCCAAGAATTAAGACACCAACACAGCTTATATGCCGAGAGGTATATCAAGAGGCTCTTGAGTGGAGAATGGAGAAAGATCCCTCTCCTGAGATGTTGAAGCAAGGGATATGTATGCTTCTCCGAAGGCGCCTTGATGCGGCTTCGATCTCTTATACTCCTTCCCTCGTAGATTCCCTAATGGGAGGAGTTATTGCGATGTTTCGGAAAGCGGAGAAGGATGCAGGCGGGAGATTTAGCTATCAAGCTCCTACGCTTACGAAAACAATCGGGGTCTCTCTCTCAGGATTTATTCGTCCGATTGAGATTCTTGAATCTCCCTCTATTTTAAGGGATGTGGATCTTGATGCAATTGCTGCTGCGAGGATTAAACTCCAGACAGCGGAAGAAACTCCATTTGAAGGGGATTCTAATGAGATTGATTTCCTCTCTGGTCTTTCAGGAACTATACCTGAGAGGTATGCGGGAAAGGAAGAGCAGTATCTTGAGGATACACAAGTAGCGCAAGCTACAGATCCACCCCCTGAAGAAGAAAGCGCGGCGTAGCCGCTATTCTATAGGTTCTTTCTTCAACCCCTGGGGTATAAGCAGAATAAGCAGTATTAACCTTTCAAGTGGCAGTCCCTGTGGAGCAGGTGCTCTGCCCTCGACGCATGAGTTAAAATTAACACTCCTCGTAGACGAGGTAATAACCTCATACGGTGCGTCGAGGGCACAGCATTATTAGCTTGTGCTCCCTCGAAAGAGGAAGAATCCCCCCCCTTAAAGGGGGGAGAAACTTGAAAAAGAATCGGAGAATCATATGAGCAGCACTACTCTCGCACGTCGAATTCGCAGAATTGGAATCCTTCCTACTACGTATAAAACCGTAGAGGAACAGCGCCTAACGAAGGATGAGAACGGGAAAGAGGTTTCTCTCTCTGTTGAGATCAGGAAGCCTGTTCGGAATCGCATGAATCTTTCCCTGGAAGCGTTGAAGCACGAACGCGAAGTTCTTATCCGTGCTGTCCGTTTCGTACGCAAGGCGAAGAGGGGATTAAAATAAAATGCCCAAACCTTGTGAAACCTTCGCACGCGCAATCGCGCATCGTATCGTAGCGGATTCCCTCTCCGTAAATGCTCCTCCCGCAAATGAACCAGGAGCATATACCCCCTCTGCTTTCCGTAAAAACCCAGCACCGCGTTTCGAAGGAATCCTCTCCCCACTCGACGCGGTTACGCTTTTAAGAGAAGCTGAGGAAAAAGAGGAGGACTCTCTATGAACTTACATGAGCCTATTATTCGCTCAGACTATCTAGGCTTCGCTCTTGATTCGGAAAAAGTAGAAGAGCATTTTACCAAAAGCATTAAAACTCTTCAAGAGAGCAACGTAGAATTTGACGCCATTGCTTATACCGGCGTTTCAGGTGGCCTCACCGCTCCAGTGGTTGCATTTCTCCTCAAAAAACCCCTCATCGTAGTACGGAAAGATACTGACACGAGTAAGCACTCTCCGCACATGATCGAAGGGGACGTTGCTGCTACTTCTTTTATCATCGTGGATGATTTTAAATGCACTGGAAAGACAAGAGACAAAATCATCTCCGCAGTAACACACTGGAGTAACGCAGAGTACAAGGGTTTTCTTTCCCTACTCGATAATGACTTTTCCTCTCCTTCCGAAGGAGATAGAGACTTGCAGATCACAATTAGAGAGGAGGCGTATATGCGGGAGACGCCTTAATAAAGCTCCCTAAACACAGAGAGCATGAGTGAGTTTTACAGTCGCAGTATTACCCCATAACTCACTCATGTAATGTGGCTCCCCCTAAAGGGGACTGGATCTCAAGTTCCAGGCTACATTTTAATCCAAGGAGGATTAAGAATGAACAGCGAAATGCGCATGAGTGTAAAACGTTCAGCTCTTCGCATAACAATCTGGCTCGCAGACGTGTTACTTATTATAGCAATCTGCGACTACCAATCTGATTTCTCGCGGGAAATAATCCTCGCCGCTATCATAATCCTTCTCTGGATAGGTGGCGGTTTGGATTACGCATATCACGAATACAAGGAAAAGGAGCAACGCTAACATGGCCACTAAGAATCCAACTTCAACAACTACGCGCGCTGGTATCAAACGTACCCGGAAAGTCAAGGCCCCCTCTCAGATTCTCCTTGATCTTGACCTCATGGTACGATCTCTTCAGGAATTCTACCCTAACGACCCCTCCTGCCCTGGGATTACTATCTCTTACCTCCCAGGGATGAAACAATACTACGCTTCTGTAGTTCGTTTTCGGGAGCAATACGGAAAGAACTCCTACGCTATCTTCAACTCTCGCCAAGACACCATCATCGAGTGCTTGGAGGAATTGAAGAAAATCTGGCTGAACAAAATCCAACCCACGAAGAACGCTACGGAGGAACTCCTTAGCCGGAGGTAAAAATGGGAATATCCACACGTGTAACGTGTGATTATCCTGGGTGTAAAGAGGAGAGAAAGGAAACTAATCACTGGTTCCTTGTTCGCAGGCAGCTACCAGGGTTCGTTATTCCCTATCCTATAGCTATTAACATATCCCCCTTTAGTATCGGAGCTTTCACTAAGGGGGATATATGCCTCTGTGGAGAAACACATCTCTCTCAGTGGGTAGCGCAGAACGCCGCCTCTTTGCATGTGAAAAATAAGTGAAAAAGCCGCCTAAATGCCTCTTTTTCACGCACTTAACCCCTTGACAACCCCCCTCGCGGGGCGTAACATTGAGAAAGTGAGGAATCTATGCCCAGTGAAATTAGTACAAAAGATGTAGTTCTCGCAAAACACCCCGAAGCTTACGCATGGAATATCGAAGATGCTGAGTATGTTATTCTCTCTGATAAAACAGAGGATGCAATCTCGCTTGGGTTCCGCGAGAAAACTGAAGATGAAGCCTGGGAATCTGCTCTCGTGTATATTGAAGACAGGGAAGCGGAGGATGCAGATTTTGGAGAATACGATGAGGATGAAGAAGAGGATGAAGAGGACTAATGTCAACTCTCCCTACCCCTCTTTACCCTAAAACCATTGCACGTTCCATTACTCTCCTCGCTCGTGTTAATACACTAGATGAGGAGAAATATTTCCTCTCAAAAGACCCCACGGATAACCTCCAGGGGGATCTGGCGATTAACTTCTTTCCGGAGGTAGGGATTACTCTAATTTCTATCGACGGAATCGCAGCTCCAAAGACTTAGCCCTCGGGGCACAAGATCATCCAGAAGGGCACCAAATACGTACTGCTTTAAGAGGAGTATATGAATCGAGAGATTCGTATTCTCTTCTCTCCTCCCTTGTTGAATCCAAGTTGCAGGTGTGAAGAGGGAACTTAATCCTCCGCCCTCAACACATTAAGCCAATGATTCTAAGGGGAGGAGAGAAGAGAATATCCCTTAAAGGGATATAACTCTGAGCAGCTCCAAAGACTTAGCCCTCGGGGCACAAGATCATCCAGAAGGGCACCAAATACGTACTGCTTTAAGAGGAGTATATGAATCGAGAGATTCGTATTCTCTTCTCTTCTCTCCTCCCTTGTTGAATCCA